ATGGGTTCCGCGCGAGACATCGGACAGCGCCTCAAGCAGGCGCGAGAGGCTGTAGGCCTGACGCAGGTGGGGGCGGCTGAGCGGCTGGGGATTTCACAGGGGTCGCTCGCTGGCTACGAGCAAGGCTCCCGCCAGCCGCCGGAGGATTTCTTGGCCTCAGCGGCGCTGCTCTACGAGAGCCACCCCGCGCTCTTGCGGTACGGCGAGGACATTCTCCGTCTTGCGGGCGGCAAACTGCTTGCCGATCAGATGCGAGCTGCCGCGAACATTCTCATGGAGTTGGCAGGCATGGTGGAGTACTCCGCCACCGTCGAGGTGCCTGCCCCAGCGGGGCAGGCTGCGCAGGCTACGCCAACCGCCACACGCGAAGGAATGGACGCAGTGGGCCGCCGCTACCGCGCAGAGCGTGGCCAATCCGGTAGAGCTCCGAAGAAGAAAGGGGCGCGATAGCTTTCTTCTCGAGCAACATAAAGAGTTCCGACCAGAGTTTCCCTTCCGGGAAGTAGCCTTCGCAAACCACCCGTTGGCCCGTCGCGTCAAACACCAGCAGGTTTGGGTCTCCGGGCCACACGGACAAATACTCGCCAGGGTTCGCCTGGACAGGGAAGGGCACCCGTTCGATCACACGGAAGTAGCAGGTGGCGGTGTGGTGGGGCATTGGCAGTGGATTCAGGGAAACCGAAGTTTTACCGTAAGTGGCGAGGGCCGCAATCGTGCAAGCACGCAACACGGGAGTGGTGTTGATGGCTGTGGAAAGACGGCGACCGACGGGGCGCGCTTCGGCAGCGCTGGCCCTGTCATTCTTGCTAGGGGGGTGTTACCGCACGCCGCCACTCGCCGCTGCCGCCGAGCCTGTCCGGCTCACCTATGCCCAGGAGCAGGTCCGCGGCTGTGAGTCGAAAGGCCCTCTCAAGGCGAGCGACGGCCGGGGCGGGTTGTTCGGGAAGGGTGCCGCGGCGAAGGCGGTCGACCACAAGCTGCGCAATGAGGCAGCGGGTCGAGGCGCCAACGTGGTGTTGCTGGTCTCGCTCAAGAATGGGTTCTGGGGATCAAGTGGGCAGGGCGAGGCGTTCGCATGCGCCTCGGCCCCGTAGCGCAGCCGCAACGTTGCACCGGCCCGTCAGTGCCCTGTCAGTTCGTGGGGCGAGGTGATCCCTGCTTCATTCGGACCGCCGGTTCCGAGCCGTCGTCCGCCCGTCCCATGATAGGTCGTTCACCCTATTCCGCCGGGCTGCACCACGCCGGAAAATCCCTCGCATGCTCTCCCGCCTGCTGTTCGCTGCCGTCGTCCTCTCGGTGTCGCCCGCTGCCGCCGGCGTCCCTGGCTGCGGCGCGTCACCGATCGATGCGCAGCCGCGGTGCAAGAAGGGGTGCCCGTGCGGCAATGCGTGTATCAGCTGCAGTCTGACGTGTCGGCGCAGTACGCCGGCCGCTGAGCCCAAGCCGGCACCCTCGAGGCCGGAGACCCCCTCTACCGCGGCGCCATTGATGGCGGCACCGGGCAAGAAGGATTCAGCCACCTACACCGGCGCGTGGTACGGCTCGTCTGCCAATCGGTTCTACTTCCGCGCGAACTGCCCGGTCGCGCGGCTGCTGGCCATCGGGGATCAGGTGGTGCTGCCCGACTCGGTGGCCGCTGAGTCGGTCGGGTTCCGGCGGCTGATTATGCCGGGGTGTTGAGCGGCGCCAAGCGGCTCTAACTGGCGCCGATTGTCCAGAATTGACACTTCTGGGCTTACCAAAGGGTAGGGTTACTAGTCAACTTGATGCATTGCGCGGCGCTATGCGCGGCGCAATGCCTGGAGGCCTCGCCCGACGATGGGCGCTGCGACCCCCGAGACCTCGGAGTCATCGTGAGCAAAATTGGGAAGGATCAGGCCATCGCGACGCAGCGTAAGTCTGAAAAGGATTGGCAGACCATCGGCTTACACTTTCGAGCCGAGCGGTTTTCGGCTTTGCTGGCGCACGCACTATGACGCAGCCAGTCAAGCAGCCTGTTCGCCATGCCACACCTGTGCAGGCGAACTTGGATATGAACGCGATCCCAGATCCGGATCCCGCCGCATTCTTTCACTTCACGCGGTACAACGCGGACGTGTCTCTTCTGATCGGGCACGTCAATATTCCGGGTGCCGTACGGACGCTCCACGAAGCTGCGGAAGTGGGTCGGCCTGCGTCTGGCGTCCCCGTGCGTGTCACGCACCAGTTCCATTTGTCGCTGATGAATTTCTACGAGCTGCGAGAGAAGGTCGAGCAGTTCGCGAAGGCTCTCGAGGCCAGCGGAATCAAGATTGAGAGGTTGCCGTGAGCCAAGACGATAGCATGAAGGCTACGCCCTACAAGTGGACACCGGAGCAGATCAACCACGTGGTGGCCGAGGTCGCTGTCGCGCCGTACGCCACGTCAACGACTGAGACAACCCTTGTCTCGCTGGACGGGGGCGGACTGCTTGGCTTTCGGCGATCCGTCGTAGATCAGGCGGCACTCGCCGAGGAACTCGCCATGTTCACCCCTGCTTCCCCAATGCCGGCGATCCCTACGGGTGACGTGCAGATTGCTGTCCCCCTTCTTGAGATCATTCAGGAAGTGGAGGGGGTAGTCTCGGCGACCTTTGATGACGAGAACGCCATTGAGGTAGTAGCCGCCGATGCGGTGGAACGCGATGCGCTGCTGTTGCGCATTGACCGCGCTTTGCGGGCTTGTGTTGGCCAAGACGCGGATCGGATCAGCTTCTATCTCAGCTGATGCAACAGCGCGAATTTATCGACGTTGGAGCTGGCCTCAACACCGCTAGCTTCGGTACGGCAGCGGCAAGGTTTCGAAGTGCCGTGTGTCGGGCCTACTATGGGGCGTACCATGAGGCTTTGGGCTTTGCGCAGTCACTGAATCGCGAGCCGTCAGGAGACCGACACGGTAGCCTGCCTAGCGTGTTCTACAATCTCGCCAACGAGACAAAGGATGAGCGGTATCGTGTGCTCGGGCGGTTGCTCGACTCGCTGTACCGCAATCGGCGCTCGGCTGACTACAAGTTCGACAGCCAGAACTCGGCGAAGTTCGCCACGGCCACACTGAGTGTGAAGCAGGTCGGTGATGCGCGCGCCGTGATCAAACTGATAACCGAGCTGAGTCAACCTCCGGCGACCTGACCGGGCGTGCCGTCGGCGTGGATTGCTCCCGCACTTCGGGAGTAGCCCTCCGTATCACAAGACCGCGCAGTTCCCCCGCCACCTCCACCAGCGTCCGCCGCAGCCAGGCGAGGTTGGTGGAGGTTTCGGCTTCGGCGATGATCGCTTCGAGTTCGAGTTCGTCCATGCGCCATGTTGCGACGTGGCGTCAGCAGGGCGTCAGTTTGCCTACGAGCGGCGATCAGGCGCCGACAGGGGGTTTCGGCGCTTTCGATGCCGCCTCGCGACCACGTCGCACTCGAGATGGGATTACGAAAAGAAAGTCTGCCAGCGCCAGCGCGAAATCAACACAGCGCTTCCCATCTTCGGTGCTGGGCAAGGTGGAAGCACTGTCTGCGTGCCGCTGGTCGTTGGCGTCAAGACGTACGTCGTGTGCCCACGCCGCCATCTCTTGTGTGATCAAATGTCGGGCGGATGCTTCGTCGATTCTTGCGTACAAAGATCCCTCAGTCAACCCGATCGCCTTGAGCTGCGAATCAACGGACGATGCTGCTAACATCACAGCACCGGCTGGCGCATGAAGGCTCTCGATCGCCTGAAGCAAGTAGTGTCTTGGCCTTTCGGGGATCTCCGCGGACACCCCCAAAAGACGCGGAAACACCGCGCGAACCGGGCCCTGTGGGATGTCTGAGAATGCGGTCACCACGCCGCCGCAGTTCCCGCAGACATAGACGCCCCAGTATCGCTTATCACGGTCGCGATAGTCCGACGTCGACTCAGAATGTATGCGTCGCAGACTAGGGCGATTGACGCTGCAGTGAGGGCATCGATCGAGGCTAAGCTTGGCTCCAACTACAGTCTCGGACATGCGCGGACGCTCGGATTGTCGGTTGTATGGGGCAAGACACAAACTATCGCTTTATCACGATCGCGATTTCATCGGCGCCAACCCGCACCATGCGATCCTCGGCGCGATTGTCGATGCGCTGCAGATCCTCCTCGAGGAAATCCGCGGTCGCGGTCGGTACCGGCTCCCCGGCGAGCCACGCCTGAACCGCCTGGTAGCTGCGCCCGGCCAAGAGCTTCCGCGCGGCCTGCCGCTGGGTGAACCGCGCGCCAAGATGCGGCGCCGGCATGTCAGTGGGCACCACGCGCCCCTCCTCGTCCGTCTCGTTGACGAGCGCGCGGAGCGCTGCCTGCGCGGTCGGCGTCGGCGGCCGTCCGGTGCCAGAATGGTCGACGGTCCGCAGTGGAGTGGCGGGCGTCGTGTCGTAGGTGAAGCGGTCGGGCGCCGGCGTGTCGGACGAGCCGTCCTCAGGGCGCTTCGTCTGGTCGGTCATGGTTCGGTCTCGGGTGAGCTCCCCGCTCAGGGCACCACCCGAAGGTGGTGCCCGTCGTGGGTCAGAGCTGGTGGTTAGAAGCGAAGGAGTAGTAGTCGCGATCCGTCAGGCCGAGGATCAGGTGATCTTGCACCGGGATGTCGAGGATCGCTCCGGCTGCTACCAGCGCTTCGGTGGCGCGGTGATCTTCGGGGCTGGGCCTCAGCACGCCGCTCGGGTGGTTGTGGCCGAGGATCACGGCGGTGGCGTTCATCGCGATGGCGAGTCGGAAGACTTCGCGCGGATGCACCAGAGAGGAATTGACCAACCCTCGGGTGACTTCCTGCAGGGCGATCACCCGCGCCTGCGCATCCAACAACAGCACCGCGAACACCTCGACTTCCTCGTGGCAGAGTCGAGCGCCAAGGTAGCGCGCCGCGTCTGCCGGGCCGGTGATCGCCGGGCGTTCGTGGAAGGCAACGGCTTGCTGCGCGTCCACGTCCCGGACAATCCGGCACCACGAGGGGAGAGACACCTGCATTGTTGAAGCTCCTACCAGTGCTGCCTATTCAGCGGCGGCGTTGCTGGTCAGCGCTCGTTGCGCCCGACCCCAATATAGTAATGTTGACCGTCTAATTGGTCAAGTGGCAACCGGTGACGGGACTTCGACGGCCGTTTCATCCCATGGAACCCCGGCCCCTCGCAGGTAGCGGATGGCGGACGCGACCACGGCATCAGGGCTGTGGCCACCGATCCGCCACCAGAAGGACGCCAGTCCCCAGGTGTCCATGGTATCGAGGCCCACGGGGTGCCACGCGTCGCCGTCGTGCCGCTGTAGGTAGCACACCGGCCAGCCGCTGGCGGACCGGTGGAAGGCGATGCGGACCGTGGTTCCGGGCGGAATGCGGTGCGAGGTCGGGGCAGGGCTGGGGTCAGTGGCGACGCCAGTCGTCGGCGGAAGCTCATGGGGGTGCATACCCGAACATGAGCCGAAAGCCTGCCGAACAGCAATCCCGCCAGTAGCGAGCCGCTAGCGCACCAGCGGGGGGGCTCCGTCCCTCACTCGCGCCAGGACACCGCCGGCTAAAGATCCGACAACCACCCGGTGGTTGCGCAAAGTTTAACCGGGCGCAGGGACTGCAAAGTTTCTGCGAGCCTCGTGAGAGCTGCAGAAACCTTACAGTCCGACCACCGTCCGCTCGGCCGCATGCAACTCTTCGAGTCGCGCGAGCGCATCGTCCGGCAGTCCGCGCTCTCGCGCATAGGTCATCTCGCGGGCCTGGCGGTCCTCAAGCGACTCGGGTGGAAGGCTGACGCCGCCACTGCCGAACCAATTCACGTCTGCCGCGCGGACCCCAAGGTACGCCGCGAGCGCTACGAGGGGCAGGGAGAGTAGCTGCACAATGTCGCTCATCGCCGCACCCGAATGGTGATGGTGGTTTCGTCCACGTCGACGGTCATTCGCATAATCTGCTCAGCCAGTTCGGGAGGCATGACGTCGCCGCCAAGGTAGCGCGCCAGCGAGCGCACGTCACGCCCGAGCACGCGGCGGGCGAACTCGCGGTTGCTGAGGCCGGAATCCTCCACCAACCCCGAGAGCCGTGCGCGCCACGGGCTATCCGGCACCGCCGACACGGCCAGCCGCTGCCGGCCCTCGGCGATGTCTTGGTGGGCGCGTTCGTTGGTGGTGCGGAGGGCGGCGTCTTCGGTGTCGGCCAGCACGATGCCGAGGGCTTTCCCCTCGGAGTCGCGGGTGATGAAGAGGGGCATTAGGACCCTCGGGCGAGCCGCCCAGTAGGTGTTGGCCGGGCCACGGTGGCGCCGACGTCAGGATATTATCACTGTGGACATATGTCCGCAATGGTGGGTTTGCCGCTCGGCGGCACTCATGCTAGCATTGGGACATGCCAAGAAAACCCGGATTGTCACGAGACCAGCACACCGCGCTGGCCGAAGAGCTTGCCGTGATGCGCGACCGCCTCGTGAAGATTGTGGTCATGCTGGGTGCCGCCTATCCGCAGCCTGTTACCGCAAAAGCGCGCCGCGCGCAGGAAGAGATCGACGATCTTCGGACTGCGCTTGAGCGCAGGATGTTCGAAGAGTATCCGGATCTCAAAACCACAGGGGAAACGACCCCCTACTACCCGAAGGGACCAGTCGCAGGCTAGCGGCCGTCCAGGGCGACATCGAGCAAGATCGGAATGCTGCGCGCGGTCTTCCTCACGCAATCACCTGCACCTGCCCACTGGCCACCACCACGCCGCCGTAGCGCACCACGAGCCACACGCTGCCGCCACGCGGGAGCGCCGCCTTCACATCGCGCGTGAACAGCGTGAGCGGCGGGATGGGCGCGCCGCGTGACCACACCAGCGTGCGCTCGAGCGCCGGCATGATGGCCAGCCCCTCGCGCGATCGCGCGAGACACGCGGTGACACTGCCACGCGCCACCGGGGGCGGGCAGGGGATCGGCAGCGTGACCTGCGCATCGTGGCAGGTGACGTCGGTCGGCGGCAAGAGTGGACTCACGACGCCGCCGGGCGCGACGTACGCCAGAGCACCTCGGCGTGCTCGTGATACCCCGCGCTGACGGATTGCCAATGCCGATACACCTTGGTCGGCACCGGATCGAGGGCGTCAATGTGCGTGCGCATGTCGGCCCCGCTGAACGTGGCCTCATACGCCGCCGTGGCGAGGACTTCGGTCATGTCCTCCACCAGGTCCGCGTGAATCGCATCGGTGTGATCCGTCGTCACGTCGCTCAGCGCGAGATAGGCCTTGAGGTCGGTCAGCCCACTGATGGGCACCTGTTCCTCGACGCCGTTGGTCGGGTTGAGCCGCCACCGCATGGGCCGCGCCGTGGTGTGCGCGTTGTTGTTGCCGCTGTAGATCTCGGGATCGAGTTCGTTGGCCATGGCTAGGGCACCGGGTCGTCGGATTGGAAGGCGAGCGTGGCGTCCGCTTCCGGGCGCCCCGTCAGGTGTGCGGCGAGAGCTTGGCGCTGCGTGAGAGTGGCGTCCGTCTCGGCCCGAGCGGTCAACGTCGTGCTGACGCTGCTGCGCCACGTGAGGATGGCCGTGACGAGCCCCGGCAGCGTGAGAATCGGCCCCGTGCCCGTCGCACTGCCGGCAATGGCCAGCGTGACGCTGCTGGCGCCCCGTACGAGCACCCGGCCGGTCGCGGTGCCACCCAGTGCGAGCGTAGCGTTTGAGGCGCCTTGCACGCGCGTGACGCCCGTCGCGATGCCGCCAAGGCTCAGCGTCGCAGTGCTGGCCCCACGCACCGGAGCCACACCGGTGGCCGATCCCCCGAGCGCCAGCGTCGCCGTACTGCTGCCACGCACCGCAACCCGCCCCGTCGCGCTGCCCGTGAGCTGCAGCGTGACCGTGCTGGTGCCGGTGTTCGCGCCGGTCCCGCCGGTGGCACTGCCCGTGATGGCGAGCGTGATCGTCGACGTGCCCTGCACACGCACCGCACCCGTGGCACTCGCCGTCAGCGCGAGGGTGACACTCGATGCGCCGCGCACCGGCGCGACGGCCGTCGCGGCGCCACTGAGCGCGAGTGTTGCCGTCGACGTGCCCCGTACCGCCGCCTTGCCGGTCGCCGTGCCCGTGATCGCGAGCGTGGCATTCGACGTGCCCGCTACGCGGACTGTGCCCGTCGCGCTGCCGCTGAGCGAGAGTGTGACGGTGGAGGTGCCGGAAACGCCAGAGGCACCCGCTGGCGTCCACGCGCCGGCGAGTGCCCCGCCAAGGGCCGGCAGGCCCTGCGCGATCATGCGCTATCCGTCCAGCCGATAGAGCGCCCACGGAAACGCGCGCCCCGTGCCGCCCTCTTGGCGCAGAATGGCCACGACCTCAGACGATGCGGGCACCGCGACGGCCGGACTGTCCTTGATCGGATCGCCCTGCGCGTGCTCGAACACGGCTTGGTACAGTGTGCGCGTCGTGTCCGCGACGCGGGCTCGCGTCTGCAGGGTGAGGATCGCGCGCTCGCCATTCGCCAGCGCGTTGGTATCCACGCGCAGTTGGTAGATCGCGCCGCCGGTGGGACCGGCTTGCGTGACGAGCGTGTGATCGGTGTCGAGCGTCGCGGTCTGCGATCCGCTGGCGGCGATGGAGACGGGCATTCTAGCCTCCGAAGGCGAGCCAGCCGCCAAGAAGTCGAGCCAAGTTTGCTCCGCCTGTCGAGCACTGTGAACGAATCGCTACCCGCGATCCGGCCGGGATGTGGATAGGCGCAGAAAACTCACCCGCCATCTGCCGAATTGCGCCTTGGTGCGCTAGAAAAACGTCGCGTAGCACGGCTGACTCTGCACCAGCGGCTCCGGTGCCGATGTCAAATAGCGACGAAGCGCCGCTGTTGCTGCTACTCAACCGATTCGCCATCAACGCCGTCACGAACCGCGCGGTGAAGGGCAGCGACGCGACGACCTCTGACCACGCTCCTTTCGTGTTGGTGGTCGCACCGGGATCGCATGTCACGATGCTCGGAATCCCGTCGTTCGACGCCCATTCATCATGGCCGTAGATCGCCCATCGCGAATACCCTACCGGTGCGCGCGAGGTCTGCGGCACGAGCCCGACCTGAGCGCTTGCTGTGCCGGTGGCAACAGCCGCGACCCGAAACGATATGCGCGTCCCGGCTGGCAATGCGATCGGCAAGAACCTTCGGATCAGGTGCTGGTTTCGATTGTGAATCGGCACGCCGATGCGTTGCTCGCTCCCGGCTGCACCAATCGCAAAATCTGCATAGCCGTATAGGGGCGTGATCGACAGAGACAGCAACAGACCACAGACCGCGAACGGCGTCGACGCGATAAGCTCGGTCCATGCGGTTGGTGTGTTCCACGCAGTCGGCGTTGCTAGACTGGCCGATCCCTGCGAGTAGCTCGGCGGGGAGTTGTACGTCACCGGCAGGTGAACCGGCACCATACCGTCTAGAATGGGCCAATTGCTCATGGTCCCACCAGATTCGCGGCGTCGAACGCATCCGCGCCGATGATTTCGACCGCACGCGTCATATCGGCAATGAGTGGTTCGTTGTCGAGCGTCACCGTCGTCATCCACGCAACCGCGCGCTGTAAGGCCGGGTGTGCGCGATCCGCCATCTGCCCCTGCACACTGGCCAGCTCTTTCTCCGCGCGGCGCAGTCGGGCGCGCACCAACGGGTCGGGATGCTCGGCTTGCGCCATCTCGATCCGATCGCGCTCCGCCTCGGTGAAGCGCTCGCGGAACTGCGTGACCGTGCACCGCGTGTCCGGCACCGCAACCACCGGCACCCACGCGGGCGTGGCGGCGTCCCACGTGTGCGTGACGCCGTACGTCGCGCCCTCGGGGAGTGCGAGCGCGGCGGTGCCTTCGGGCAGCGGATCCGGGAGCACGCTGCCCACGGAGAGCAGCGCGCCATCCTGCACACGGTAGAGGCCGTGCATGCTCACGCCGCCGGCATGATGCGCGTCCAGCCCGTGATCGTGAACTGCTGGCCCGTTGCGAGCGACGTGTTATCGAGCGTGAGGTCGCCGCCGCCGCCGGTCGCGGTGATGGTGCCTTCTTCGATGTCGGAGCCGTTCACGAGGCGATAGTGCGCCGCGACGCCCGTCGCATCGGCCGACGCGTCTTCCCAGGTGTTGTTCTTCGTCACCTGCCCGGTGCCGCTCGTGAAGGGCGACGTGGGCAGCGTGATTTCGGCGAGCAGTGTGCCGCCGGCCGCGTTGCTGACACCCGCCGGGGAGCCGGTGCGAATCTGCAGCGTCGCGCCCGCCGGGAACGCCGCGACGTAGGCGTCACGGAAGCGGTTGCGCGTGGTGGTGGAGTGCTGAACGGTCATCGGGGCGACTCGAGTAAGGGGTCCACGGTTTCGACTTTGTACAGCGCGCGGAGCGGCTTCCAATCCTCGCCGTCCCACTCTTCGGCGGTGGGCTGCAAATAGCCGCGCGCCACCTCGTGGCCTTTGTGGCGCCGAATCACGGTGATCGAGCGGAGGCCGGGCGTTGGGGAGGACACGCGGAGGATGAGCATTACGGGTGCCCCATCAGGTGCAGCCCCCGACGTGCAGCAGCGCGCGCTGCCGGAGTGAGACGCGGTGCACGCACTCGTGATGCGGGAAGCCCGCCAGCAGCTCGCTGATCGCCTCATAAGCGAGGCGCAGCCGCATCTGCACGACGTACACGGGGCAGTCCATCGCCTCGGCAATCCGATAGGGGCGTTCGTCGAGCATCCACCGACGGCGCGCGGTGGGGCGCAGGGTGTCCGGCAACGCCTCAATGGCGCGCAGTAGCGCGTCTCGGTCGACGTGCGCGAAGGTCTGCGCGTCGTCGTCCCGGTCGAGAGCCACGGCGCCCGGCATCGCCATGTTCACCCGCCCCGCTCGGTGGCATACGCCGCGCGGGCGCGCTCACAGCGGCGTTCCACCGCGTTGGCGACATCCTCGGGCCACGTGATGTCGGTAAGCACGGCCACGGTGCCGGTGTAGCGATTGCGGCCGATAGCGCAGAGCGACAGCATGCCGCCAATGGGTAGCGCCCCCTCACGGCGGCCCAGCGTGTCGCGCGTGACGACGATCGGGAAACTGTCGCGCACGGCGACAGCGGCCAGTTCGCGGAGCAGGGCGAGCGTATCGACGCGCAGGGAATCGACGGGCGGCGGTGGCGCGTCGAGGCGCCGCACGATCACACTGGCGGTGCGCACATCCGACGCGAGGCGCCGACGGATCGTCGCCACCTCGATCGCGACGCGCAGTGAGTCGCCCCACGCGGGCGCTGCGACCCACAGCGTGTCAGCGGTGCGGCGGGTGGTGCGCGTGACGGTTTGCGTGCCCCAGCGCCACACGATGCGGCTGGAATCGCTGCAGCCGCGCACGTCGCACGCGGGACGCCAGGCGGCCACGACGCGCACGGTATCGCCCTGCTGCAGCGTGCGTAGCGTCGGCGCGGTGGGGCTCGCGGCATAGGCATAGGCGCCGCCCAACAGCAGCAGCGCGACGGTTATGAGGCGGATCACGGCGAGGTCCTCACTTGGCGTAGCGCCACTGAATCAGGTTCGTAGCCGCCGACACGGCGCAGACGGAGCGCTCCACCGTGCGCCATGTCGAGCGGCGACTGAGTTGCTGCACCGCCGCGTCGCGACTCCGACTGATCGCGGCGGTTTGCTCGGCCATCCGCACAAGGGCGGTGGAGTCGGCCGTGCGCTGCCGGGCTCCCACGGCCCGCGCGCTGTCACTGGTCTGGCGGTACTGCGCGCAGGCCGACACAAGGCCGGCCAGCGTATCGCGGCACGTCGTGAGGTCGAACCGGAGCGCCGTGAGGGTGCGCCGCGTGGCGGCCGTATCGAGCAACGACGCGGGGAGCACGGGCACTTCCTTGGTCACGATGCGTTCGACGACGCGGCCTGCTGAGGCGAGCGCCTGCGTCAGCTGCGAATCGCGCTGCACGAGGATGCGCGTCACGCTGTCGCGCTCGCGGGCGATGCGGCCGGCGTTGGTGTTGATGACGGCGAGCAGCGCGTCGCCCTCCCGCAACACGGCCGCGCGTTCGTCGGCGCGGATCATCGCGACCGTGATCGCGCCCGCCTTCCACACGCCGAGGGCGAGGGCGAGCACGCCCATGAGGCCCCAGAGCCATGAGGGGAGGCGGGTCATGTGTGCACGTCCCCGTTGGTGATCCAGCCATGCCAGCGGCAATGACAGGGCGACATGACGCGCTGAATCGAGGGCTGCAGCGACAGCGTCTCGAACGTGTCTCCCGTGCGCTGCCAGCCCTGCGGCCCATACTGCGGCCCGCCATCGAGCGGATTGGCAAACGGCACGTACAGTGGCGAGTCGGCTGCACCGCACGGGCAGTCGAGCATCAGGCCCACGCCGGTGCGCGGTGGCTCGGGCTTCCCATTAGGGCCCGTCACGCCGTCACCGCCCGCGTTGGTCCATCGCGGGTTGAGGTCAGCGAGTCTCATACCGTCAGCCTCGCGTTCACGCGCTCGCGGAACTCCGCGAGGTCGAGGGCAATGGGATCGGTCTTGCGGCCCGGCGCCACCTGCGCGTGCGTGACGATGCGGTCCACCGGAATGCCGTAGTGGCGACACAGCGCCGCGCAGACGTCCGCCGCCGCGCTCACCTGCGCGCCGGGGTGCTGCTCCACGCCGTCGTTGCGGTTCGACAGGCACACGCCCACCGAAAAGCGGTTGACGTGCGAGGCGCCATCGAGCGACGACACGCCCGCATGCCACGCCATGCGGTCAGGGTGCACGACGGCAAACACCTCGCCGACGCGCCCGATCAGCACGTGATAGCTCACCTTGGACTCGGCGCGCCGAATCCAGTCGAGCGACGACGCGACGCGGCTACTCGCGTCCGCATGGAGTACGATGGCGGACACGCGGGCGGGCCGCGCCGAATGATTCGGCGACGGCCGCCACTGCCACGACGCGGGCAGCGAGAACGCCGCGTGCTTCGCGTCGCTCACGGCGTGCGCTTCGACTGGAAGAGGTCCGGCACGCCGTCGCCGTCCGCATCCGGCAGCGCCTTGGCGAACGCCTGCAATGCGCCGGTGACGACGCCGATGGCGCCATGAATCACCGTGGCGTGCGCCTTCCATGTCGCCATGAAGGCCATGTCGAGCGGCACCATCTGGAAGTACACGAGGGCGGCCAGCGCGGCGTTCGCGAGCTGCAGGTAGAACAGCCACCAGCCCCACACTTTCGACAGCGGAATCACGATCACCTCCGATTCAGGTTCGGGGGCGTAGCTGCATCGCCTGCATGATGAGCTGCAGGTTCGCGTCTACGCGGGTCAGCAGGTCGTGGTCGACCTGCACGGTCTCGTGCACTTCCTCGAGCGTCTTGTCGTGCGTCGCGATCTTCTGGTCGGTGGCTTGCTGCCGATCTTCGAGTGTGCGAACGCGGGCCTCCATGCGGCGCGTGCCGGCAAACACGCCGACGATTGCGCCTGCGCCCACCTTCGCGCATTCGACGAGCCACTCGGGAATGTCCATGGGCGCACGATGCATAACGCGCCCGCGTTGTCCTAGACGCGCGCGACCCTAACGGGGCCTCTCACGGGCCCCGTTGTTTCATTCACGGCACTACCTTTGCGCTTACAACACTTCGCCGCCCAAGGTGCGCTCGATATAGCGCGCCCACCCCAATTCGTGAATGTATAAATACCCTTCGCTGTCGCGCGCATGATGCCGCTGTACGAACGACAACCACGCTTCGGCGAGGTCCCGAAAGCCGACCTTCGCCGCCGCGGCCGCGACGATGCCCCACGGGAAGAGGTCGTAACTGCGCGACTGGAACCAGCCCGGCGCCTTCGTGTTCAGGTGATCGAACAACTTCGCGAGCCGCTGCCGTGCCGTCGCCGGCGTTGGCGAGAGTGGCACATCGAACACCGCCGCTGGGACGCCGATGGTCAGGTGCGGATAGAACAGCTCCAGCGGATTCTCCAGCGCATCAGCGCCCGCGTTGTCCCACGCGACACTGAGCCAGCCCGTGTCCCCGTTGCTGTTCGCCGCGTCGCTCCACTGCGCCTGGATGCCCGCGAGTATGTTGGTCGCATAGCTCGCATTGGCGCTCGCGTACGTGGCCTGCGCGCCACCACGCTCCGTCATCAGCGCGAGGGCGTCCACCAGCCCGCGATACACTTCAATGTTGTCGAGCGTCTGGCAGAACGGATAGACGTTTTCGTCTTGGAACGTCTCGTTGAGGTACCCCGCGCCGCCGTGCACCAGCCGTTGGCGAATCAGGTGGTTGCGGTAGATCGCTTCTTGGATCGCCGCGATGTTGGCATCCCACCACGCGAGCCCCCCGGGCGCGAGGCGCGCGAAACGCACGGCGAGCCGGAGGAACGTGGCGCAATACGAGTCGTGCGAGTCGGCGCGCTTCTTGGCAGGAGTCCCCCGGGGATCCGTGACATCGTACCACCACTGATACTGGTCGGTGTGCGTCGTGCCATGGAGCGTCGCCCAATCGGTCGCACCGGTGCCGGTGCTGACGCTCGCGAACTTCGCGATCTGCACGTCCAGATGATCCTGCACCTGCTGCGGCAACTCTTCCACGAACGGGTAGAGCCCGAGGTTCGCAAAGTACCAGTTGATGTCGCCGGTCGCGTTGATGGCCGTGGCGCCGGCCCACGCACCGCTCGTGATGCGGCTCTCCATCACGCGATCGCGCAAGAACAGCGGCGCGCGCGGTACCGCGCTCCGGTCATACGTGCGCGAGTCGGCGACGGCATACACCCGCGCGCCGTAGAGCCCCACATCGACGTAGGTGCGCGCCAGCATCAGTTGCCCAGCGGGGGGCAGCGTCTCAGGCGCGCCTGCGCTCCGCACTTGCACGGTGCCGTTGCTATCGACGTACACGATCGCGTTGGCGGCCGGTGTCGTGATCGTCGCGGCCGGCCACGTGATCGCGCGGCCGTTGAGAATGCCCGAGCCCGCCGTGAACTGCAGGCTGTAGCTCGTGGCGCTCAGGTCGCGCGGCACCCACGCGCCGCCACTCAGCACGACGTCGGGCGTCGGTAGCTCCGCACTGGCGAGGGGCGCGAGCGTCGCGCGATTGGGGCCGGAGGCGGTGGCCTGCAAGCCGGAGAGTTCGAGCGTGCGAATATCGGCGAGGGAGCCGCCGCCGGGATTGAGCAGCGACACGCCGACCAGCGTCGTCGTGCCGCCGCCCCCACCGCCACCGACCACGGTGCCGCCGCCGCCCGAGGTGCTGCCGTCGCCAAACTGCGCGCTGCCGTGAAGGATCTGCGTGGGCATGGTCCGGTCAGAAGAGGGTTAGAACAGGGTGTCGAGCGTGTCCACGTCGTACGCGCCGGGCACGAGCGCCCACTGGATCAGCGTGAGCGCTGCAGGGTTGGCCGTGGCACCGCGGCGGCCGATGCGGGCCCGCGTACCGGCACTCCACGCACTCGGCAGCGCGAGTGCGCCGCTCGTGGCACTGGTGGGCGCGCCCGCGCCGATGCGTTGATGCAGCGCGAGGCCACCCGCGGCCCACGCGAAGTCCACCGTGACGAGATCGCCCGGTGCGGGTTGCCCAGCGCTCAGCGTGGCTGTGGCGCTGGTGGTGCCGTTGTGCGCGAACAGCGCGTAGTAGTTGGACGACGCGAACAGATAGAACCGCGTGCCGCTCGTGGGATCGTCGGGCGTGATCGCGAACAGCGTCGCATTGCTCGTGGTCCGCGCGCCGCGCTCCACGAACTTGAAGCGCCCGAAGAATGGGCCAGGAGGCCACAGGATTGCCGTCGACTCGCGCAGAATGTCATCGGCGCCGAGATGGAGCCCGAGTCCGCCGTCCGCTTCCGCAAACGCGGGCACCGTGAGCGGCGCGGTGTAGCTGCCGCCGGGCACTGGCACACTCGCGAGCGTCGCGCTGCCACGGCTCCACGTGAAACGCTGGCCGCTGTGCGCGACGAGATTGCCCGTGCTGGGCTCCCAGATCGCGCCCTGGCGCACGTCGAGATGGAGCAGGGCCCGGGACTGCGGCCCGAGGTCGGCTTGGGTTTCGCGCATCGTGCTATATCCGGTCGTGGAGCGTGGGCAGCAGCAGGCCGGTACCACTCGACAGCGCGAGCGTCGGCGCGAGACTGCCGAGCGCGTGGCGGCCATCACACGCGGGCATCGTGCCGGTGACGAGCGCGACGCGGGTACGGACGCCCGTCGTCGCGACGTGCCACACATCGGCCGTGAGCAGATCGATGGCCACGTGTTCGCCGGTGGCGAGCGTCTGCGTGATCGTGAGCGTCGTGGCGTCACCGCGCGCCGTGCGGTACGTGATCGTGAGCGGCGAACTGAAGCCCCACGCGAGCAACCAGCCCGTGGTGGGCAGCGAGCCCGTGGGCACGGCCGCCGGCGTCGTGCTGAGCAACACCGGCGAGCGCGCCGGCCAGTGCTCCGAGCTGCCGTCGAGCGCGGTGCAGGTGAGCGTGACGAGCACGCGTGCGATGGTGAGTCCGCGCGCCTGCGGGATCTCGCGCGCCGCCATCGTGACGTGACAGCGCGTGCGGAGGCCTGGCCGATCGATGGTGCGCACCCAGCGCTCGCCGGTGAGCGCGAGCTCGAGCGCGCGGATGGCGGTCGGACGATCGGTGAGGGCGTTGAGGGGGACGCTCAGCTCGAGCACCGCGGTGCGAGGATCCGGCGCGCGGAGCCCGCCAATCAACGGACGCGTGAGGCCCGGTACACCAGTCAGTTGCCGACTGATGATCGGGCCGCCGAGGAACCCCTCGATACGCGCCAGTCGGGCACCGAGCGCCGACACCGGTCGTTCGTCAATCCAGAGAGACACAGGTCACCTCAGACTCCCGGCGCGGCGCGAGAGGGCGGTTGGGGGTACGCCGACAGTGATCGTAGCGCGGTCGGGTTGCGTGAAGGGGCGATCGATCTCCACGACGCGGCGCGTGACGCCGAGCGCGGGGAACTCGAGCCGCTGCCCGAGCTGCACGGCGGGCGTCGTGGACGGCGCATCGAACCAGCGCCGCAGCGTGGCCAGCGACACCTGGATGTCGGCCGTGGGGAAGCGCTGCAGGCTGAGGGCTTCGGCCGCGCGCTGCGCCAGTGGGTTGCCCCACGACGACGCGGTGAACGGCACATCATCGCGCGCCGTGGTGCAGAGCATCGCATCGGTGACGACAATCCACGCGGTGGGCGACGCGGGACCGCCGATGATGCGCGCCCCGAGCCACTGCGTGCTCGTGATCGTCGTGGTGAGGATGACGCGGGCGAGCGTTGGCGTGGTGAGCACCTGCACGGCAGTATCGGCGAGGCGCGCACTCGCGCGGATGGAGCCCGCGTCGTCGATCAGGACCACCCAGGGCAGGTCGCTCGCCTGATAGGTGCCGGCCGACAGACTGAACGTCACGAACACGGTCACCGGCCGCGTGCCGCCGGCGGGCACGGGGATGCGCGCGAGACTGGACGCCAGCGCCGGCGCATCGGCGGTGGGCGCGGTCACGGGCGTCACACAGCGCACCACGCTGCCGTCTTGTGGATCGGTGGGGCGCAGCATCACGGGGCGCGAGAGCACCAGCGTCGCGTTGTCCGTGATGGTGTTGACGTTCGGGCCTTCGAGCGTGATGCTCGCGGCGCCGCTGCCATCGGCGGTCGCCGTCGCGGCCGCGCGCAGCGTGTTGCCGAGGATGCGCACGATGGACAGCGGGTCCACGCGATAGAGCGCCGTCGGCGCGGTGCTGAGGCCATCCCACGTGTTGGCGTACGCATCGCCGCCGCGCACACTCACACTGGACGCGGGACCCACGACCTCGGTCGCCACCACGAGGTAGCCGTCCGCGTCGCTGGTGCCCGACCAATTGCTGTAACACCGCGTGCCGGCGGGAATGGTGACGCCGCTCGGCACACTGACGGGCACGGTGGCGAGGCCCGTGCTGGCCCACGACGCGGTGCCGGTGAGCGCGAGCGTGAGGCCCAGCGTCGGCAGATACAGATTATCGGTGCCGAGCCAATCGCGGCGCGCGAGGGCGGGAATCGGCTTCGTGGTGAGCGTGGTACTGCCGGTGGGGTGCGCGCCGTCCAACACGAGCGATCGCGTTTCGCGGCGCCAGTCGAGGGTGGCGCTGCCCGACCACAGGTCGCTCGTGGTGATGACCTGCGGGCCGCTGCCGTAGTTGACGATTCCGGCCACGAGGCCCGTGAGATCCGCCCACGCGGGCACGCCGACCCAATCGGCTTCGACGTAGTTGAGATTGACGTCGGGATCGTAGCCGGTGCTGTCGATCTCCCCGAGAAAGCGCCACGCGGTGTTCGTGGTGCCCGGGTTGTTGCGGCAGTACTCCGGCAGCAGCACGCCGTTGAACTGGTTGAGATCGGCCATCAGGTGCGTGCCCAGTGCGCCCGACGGGGTGGTGCTCTGGTAGAACCGGAGGCGCTGCGCGCTCACAACGCGGACCAGGTTGCATGTGAACACGCCCAACGGGGTCGCGCTGCCGCCGCTGAACCCGCCATAGCGAAACGCCGCCTGCGTCGACGCACCGGGCACCGGATACAGCGCGTTCAGGTTGCCGTCGAACACTTCACTGCCGGGGCCCGTGACGAAGACATCGCCCGGCGTGCTCAGGAACGGCGGCCCATCGACCCGCCCGAACGCCGTGAGGCGCTGCACGGCGTCGGCACTCGCGCCGGTGCAGAGCAGGATCCCACCGAGTTTGGGCAGCGCCGCCAGCGTGTAGCTGCCGCCCTCGCGCCGCACGAGGGGTAACACATCGCCGTCCGCGAAGTCGCTCGGCAGCGGATCGTCGAGCGGTACGGTCAGCACGCCGCTCGCGTTCGGGATGCACGCGCCGCTTAAGCCGAGCTCGCCGCCCACATGCGTGATGACGTCGCCGCGCACGATGCGCTCACCGGCGCCGAGGCCATCCACGGTGAACGGCGTCGACGCCGCAGTGCCGGCCGAGCGGGCGCCATTCGCGCGGAACGTGCGCGTGACCCCGAGTTCACTGCGCTGGACTTCGGCATACGCCGCCGGCGTCGGCGCATTGGGCGTCGTCCAGCCGGTGAGCGCGTCAGCAAACCGGCCATTGGCAATGCGGTTGGCTTCGCCGCGCCCGGCGAGCGTGAGGGGCCGCACGCGGCGCCCACCACTCGCGAGGCTGGTGCTGTCGAACACTTCCACCAGCGGCGCGCCGTCGGCCATCGCGAGGCCCACGACACTGCCCACACTCAGGCCCGTCACGCTGTCGAGGCGCACCGCGCCATCACTCGCGCGACTGTCCACGATGCCGCGCGTCGACAGGTCCACAAGTTGCACCGCCGCACCAACCCACTGCGTGTCCACCAGAATGGGCGACGTGTCGGTGTCGGCGTCGCGGAGCTGCACCCAGCGATCGCCGGGCAGGCCGTGCACCACATAGCGCACTTCGGCCATCGTCGCGCGGTCGCCGGTCGCGGGATCCGCATCGCCGAACGGCAACACCACGGTGTTGAGTTGCGCGCGGTCGTAGCCCGCGAGCTGCGCCAATACGTTGACGCCGGGACGCGCCACCAGCGCAGGGAGTTCGGCGCCGCGCGCGGCCGGCGCATGCAGGCGCCACTGCGTGTCATCGACGCGCTCGAAGGTGAGTTCGGCACCGGCTTGCCCCACCACCTGTTGCGCGATCGCGAGCGCCGCCGCCGCATCGAACTCCGCATCCACCACCGGATCACTGGCCACGGTGCCGAGCACGAGCCCGAGCCGCTGCGCGGCTTCGTGTGCCAGCACGCGTTGTGTGAGCCACGTGGTGAGGGGCAGGGCGCCCGCCACGCGGGTCGTGACCGCGCCGCCCACCACGGGCAACACGGGGCCGCGTTCGGCGAGATCCGCCCACATCGGCACCAGCGCGAGTTGTACGACATCGACCGGCGGCAGCGGCGAGGTGCGCGCATCGCTCACGCGCTGTACGCGCCATTCGTCGATGGTGCCTTCCGGCCAGTCGATGCGCACGACGTGGCCGAGTGTGCCGCCCAGTTGCTGCCAGCGCGCGGCGCTGACCCCGAGCGTGGCGGTCGTATCGCCATCGATGCGATAGCGCGCACTGCCGCCGAGCGGCGCGCCGAGACCGCCCAAGCGCTGACCACCGGCGGACGCGAAGTCGGACCACAGCGAGAGCGTGGGGAGGCGCGAGGCTTGGCTCACGGATGCCTCACAGCAGCTGCCCGTTCACCAGCATGGCGCTGTCGACCATGCGCGTACCCAGCGCCGTGTCAATCCGATCAATCACCGCCGGGCCCAACAGGTCCGACGCCCCACCGCGCCGCCCACGCAACTCGGCGAGGATGTCGCGCTGCACGCTGAGCTGCGCCGACGCGAAGTCGATCAGGCGCGTGGCGCTGGTCTCCGTCATCGAGGCGGCGGACCGATAGGTCACGCTGTCGCCGCCCAACACGGGGATGTCCGCCATGCGGCCCGGGTTCCACGCCGCGCCGCGCGTCGGATCCGTGGCGCCTGCCGCCGTGGACGCCGGCGTGCCCGTCATCGTGGATGCGATCAGCCGCGCGAGGTCCGCATCGAACGTCTGCTGAATCTTCGCAATCAGGTCCTGCATCTGCGCTTGCTGCGCGGCGATCGCCTGCGCCTGCTGCATCGGGTTGCCGCCGGTTGGCATCCCGAGGGCCGCGAAGGCCGCCATGACTTCGGCGATCCGCGAATCCCGCTCGCGCTCGAGCCCGCGCCGGTCGGCCTCGAACGTCTGGCCGGTCGCGCGGAGGAACCGCTCGTCCACATCCTGGCCAATCTGCGCGAGGCGCTCCGCAGCGCGGGTCTGTGCTTCGACGGCACGCGCGGCCGACTCGGCGGCTCGTGCGCTGGCCTCGTACGCCGTCACCTGATCCTGGAGGCTGAACAACTGCTCCAGCTGCGCCCGCGTGACATCATCCGTGGCCGCCGCCAGGCGTGCCGCGCGATCGATCTGCACCTGCTGCGCGGCGAGCTCCGCCGCGAGCTGCGGGTTGAGCACGCGGTACGCGTCGGTCATCTCCCGAATGATGGCCGTCTGGTCCTGCTGGATCCGCGCGACGCGCTGCTGTTCGGCCGCTTCGGCTTCCGCCCGGCGGCGCTCGGCCGCGTCGGCTGCGGCTTGGTCGAAATCGCGAATGGCCGACAACAGCTCTTCGTTGATGATGCGGGTGAGTTCCGCAAACATCTCGGCGGTGATCGCGCCCGCCTTGAAAAGGTCTTCGGCTTCGCGCAGGGCCACCACCGCGCCGGCGTTCTGGCGCGTGATGAAGGCGCCGCGCGTGTCGCCGGTCAGCGTCTGCCCGCGGGCGGTGAGGTCCGCGCCGATGTCTTCGCGGCGCCGGGCAAGCGCAACCTGGCGCTCGGCTTCGGCCAACAACCGCGCGGACTCCGCCGCGGCGGCTTGCGCGGCCTGGGTCTCTTTCAGCTTCTCGACATACGTCGAGTCTTCGCCATACTGCTGAATCGCGTTCGTCAGCTCGCGCTGCGCGGTGTTCACGCGCTCCAGCGCATCGGCTTCTGCCGTCAGGCCCACCGCCCGCAACCGCCGCACCTCGAGGTCATTCGTCGCGAGCTGCAGCTCCACGGCATACTGGGCCTTGAGCTGCTCCACGCGCCGCGCCTCGAGCACGGTGAGCTCCGCGAGGATCTGCTTGCGTTCGGCTTCGTTCTTGCGCCCGGAGTAGGCGGCTTCCGTCGACTTGCGGAGATCATCGAACTGCGCGCGGGCTTGCGCGATCGCGGCGCCAAGGCTGTCGTTCGCGAAGGTGGCCTTGATCCCATCGAGCGCCTTGCCGAGCTGCTTTTGCGCAATCTCCATCTGCACGGCGGCCTGCTTGCCCTTGTCGGAGGCGCCGAGCAAACCGCCAATGCCGCCAATGATGCCACCGATCAGTGCGCCGATGGGCGCGCCGATGCCAGTGGGGGCGAGGGCCGCGGCACCGGTGGCCGCGCCGGCTGCGGCGCCACCGAGGAACCCGGTGGCCCGACTCGTGGTGGTGGAGCCAATCGCATAGCCCCCGCCGAATGCCCCAATGGCCCCCGCACCCGCCGCGGCCCACTGCTGCCCGGTGGTGAGGCGCTGGCCATCGGCCTGCATCTGCGCGGCGCGTTCGCGGGCGCGCATGAGCCCCTCGACGGACGCCATCACGGCGCCGAGCATCTTCACCGCGTCGGAGCCCGTCCCATTGAGTGCGCCGCCCAGGTCGCGCAGCGTGCCCACCACATCGCGCAGCGCCGACTCCCACGCGCGGGTGTTCTTGACCGTGTCTTCTGGCAGCGTGAAGGGGCTGGATCCGTCCCACGAGCGGAGCGCGTCCAGCACCTTCTTGAGCTCGAGGTACTCCTTCACCTGCGCGCGGATGCGCGTTTCGGTCTCTGCTGAGAGCTCCGCGCCCTTCGGCATTTTCGCCCGGGCGTCGGCCACCGCGCGCTCTTGCTCGCGCGCGATGGTGAGGGCGTTGTACGCATCGGCGTTGCTGCGCACCACGGCGATCTGGTCACGCAGGGTCTGGATGTCGAGCGCGCGCGCGTCGATTGTCAGGCCAATGGCCGTCGTCGCCTTGGTCAGCGCTTCGTTCTGCGCGGCGTCGTAGTCTGCGAGCTTGCGCGTGACATCGTTGAGCGAGGCGGCATAGGCCTGCTCAAACGTGATCAGCTCGCGGCCCGACTTGACCCGCGCATCGGCGGCACGCTTCGCGGCTTCGGCCTGTTCGTCGTAGACGTCGGTGATCGTCTTGATTTGCGCCACGAGCTCGGCGCGCTTCGCCGGGTCCTCGCCCGCGGCGGTGGCCTGGGTGAGCTGTCCCTGCAGGTTGCGCAGCCGATCGCGCAGCTTGGTTTGCTCCGCTACCGTCGCGTTGCCCGAGCGCACGAGGTCGGCGAGCGCCTGCGTCTGGGCGCGCGAGTAGTCTTGCGCCGTGTCCGTGAGCACGCGCCCCAGTTCACGGCGGCCGTCCGCGATCGCGCGCTGCGTGTCCGCGATCTGCTTCTGCAGCCGCGTCGCTTCGGCCGCGAACGACGGATCCACGAGCCCGGTCTTGGCCCCGGCGTACCCTTGGCCCGACTGCGCACGGCGCAGCGCGGCCTCGGCCTCCGTGAGCTGCCGCGTGAGCGCGAGTTCTTCCTGCCGGGCCTTGCGGATCGCCTCGTTGAGCGACGTGGCGCGACCCGAACCGGCCAACTCGCGCAGTGACGCCACGGCCTTCTGGTTCTCTTCGCGCAGCCGCTTCGCATCGGCCGTCAGCGCGGTGTAGACCGCCGAGATGGCGCCAACACCGGCCACGATCGCAAGCGTGACGCCGCTGCCGGCCGCCAGGTTGCCCAGCGTCGAGATCGCGGTCCCGGCGGCGCCGTTGATGCCGGTGAGGGCGGGGAGCAGTGCGGTCGCACTCGAACGCAGCCGGTTCATGCCGGCCTCGGAGGCGAGCGCGCCCGCCGCCTTCTTGTTGAACGCGGCGTCGAGCTCGTAGGCCGCGGCTTCGGCGCGCCCCATGGCCTGCGTGTGCGCATCCTGCGCGCGGCGTGCCCGCTCGGCGGCGTCGATCTCCTGCTGCCGAATGGCAGCGCGGCGCGCGGCGTCGGCGGCTTCCGCTTGGGCACGCCGGCGCGCTTCATTGGCCGCGCGGTTGCGCTCCGCCTCGAGCCGCGTGACCGCGCGCACCTCTTCGGTGAGCGACTGCGTCGCGACGCGTCCGCTCTGCTGCACGGCGGCGGTGGTCTTGACCGCCGCCTGGGTGATGCTGTCGAGGGCCGCGCGCGTTTCGTCGGCGCCTTTCTTGGCGCCGCCCGAATCAATCGCGGTGCCGAGCGTTGCGACGCGGGCCATCGCGCTTACTCGCCCGAGGGCGCCGGGCCCTCAGCGCTGGGCGTAATGCGTTCCATGATCGCCGCCTGGTAGACGTCGTCCGCCACTTCGATGCACGCGAGGTCCAGCGGGGTCAGGTCGGTGTGCATGAGGGCCGCGTACGCGAGGAGTTCAGAGAACGGGATGCGATGGAACTGCGTGCCGACCGGGCGCCGCGCGTGCAGGTGCAGGAAGGCGCGCCATGCGCGGGACAACTCGGGCGGCAGCGGCGGGCCCGCCAGATCGGCGAGCTGCCCTTCGAAGTCCCCGTCACCGGTCGCGAGGTTGTCGCAGAGGATCTCGCGCCGCGTGCTCCCGGCGAGCGGTTCGTTCAGGCTGAAGTAGTGCTCGGCGTAGCGGCGGACGACGTCGAGGAGGGGCCGAAAAAATGGCTGCGGTCTCGCACGCGCTCGAGCACCCACGCCTGATAGGCCGGCGCCGCCGCGAAGAACGCGCGGGCGTTCTCGGCAGTGCAGGGCAGCGGCGCGTCGTGGTCGTCCTCAAGCCCGGTCCAATTCACCGTGTGTACGACGGCCTTGTGCAGGTCTTCCTCGTCCTGCTCGGCGACGCGCTCTTCCGTGACGAGGTTCACGCCCTGCTGGCCCGCGATGGCGGCGCCGAGCAGGCGGTTCTGCGCTGCCGCCGCGCGCACGCGATCGAAGGCGCGCACGGCGGGCGAGTCCGGGCCGAGCAACGTGATGGTGGCGACGCTCCCGTCCTTGCCGCGCAGCAGCGGATATTCGCCCTTGGCACTGGGCGACGCGGTGAGGTCGGGGAGGTCGAACGTGACGCCCTCGGTCGACTTGGCGACCGAGGACAGGCGGGCAATCTTGGCCATGACAGTCTCAGGGGTTGAGGCGGAGCCCGGCGTTACGCCGGGGTTCGGGTGACCTTGCAGGACGTGTTGGTCGCGTCGGACTTCGACGCCCATTCGAGCGAGAGCAGGACCGGGCTGTTGCGCGACACCTGCTGGATGCCGCCACCGATCAGCCGCACCTGCGAGAACAGCCACGCATCCTTGAGCGTCGACGCACCGCCGATGGTGAGCGCCAGCGACGTGAGCGTGTCGTTCATCAGCTTGTCGGCGATCGTACTGTTCGCGATCTGCAGCACGGCGGTGCCGCGCGCCGAGAACATGCCGATGTCGGCGTCATCGTCGTACAGCGAGCCGCACACGGGGCTCGGAATCACCTGGCGCAACAGCTCGAAGCTGAACTCGCGCACCTTGAACGTGCCCGAGCCGCCTTCCTGCAACAGCTGCAGGTGCGTCGAGGCGTTGAGCATCGGATTCGTCGGCGCCGCCAGCGCGGCGCCCGTGCCCGCCGTGGCGGTGGCCATGGCGGCCGGGATGATCGTCGGCCGATAACCGACTTCCGCCGTGATCTTCGCGCGCGCAGCCATGCGCACCGCAAGGCGATTGATCAAGCAGCCCTTGAACGGGTTGTAGCGCCCGATGTCGAGGTACTGATCTTCGATCGTGTAGCCGTAGCGCGTGGACCCGACGCTGCACACGTTGGAGGCCCAATCGCTGCCCAGGATCCCGGGGATGAAGTCGTGCAGCGCGCCGTAGGAGTATTCCATCGGGATCACGCCGTTGCCTTCCGCGCCGACGCGTGTGTAGTCGGGCACCTCGTTCAGGTGCGTCTCTTCCGATTCGACGCTCTGGTACTGCAACTGGCCACCGCCGCCGATGCTGCGTGCGATGGTGAGCGCCGAGCCCGGCGTGGTGCCGAAGGTGGTCTCGCGCACGTACGCGATGCGGAAGTTACGAGAAGTCGCGTTGGGCATGGGGGCCTCGAAGTGGCGTCAGAACAGGTCTGGACGATGTCAGGGATGATCGAACGTGGTGTGCACCAACACGGGCAGCGCATACAGCGCGTCGCCCACCATTTCCGGCCCGATGCGCAGGCGTGTGACTTCAACAGGCTGGCCGAGCACCGTGATGGCCGCCGTGCGCAGCGTGTTACTGATCGCGCCGGCGACCGAGGTGATCGCGTGGATGTCGCCGCCGAGCGGGACGTAGAGCACGACGCGGTAAATCGCGGTGACACGCCACCACGCCCCGGGGCCGCACTCGCTCGGCTCTTCGTCCATGGCCATCAGCCCGTCATCGACGGACGCGGCCACCTGCGACGGCTGGACCGTGGTGTTGGCCCAGCATTGCGTGGTCGGCAGACCGCTGACGGTCTTCACCGCGTTGCGCATCGCCTGCACGAAGGCGTCGCCCCAGTTGACGGGGCTCATGGTGAGCCCCTCACTCAGACGCTCCGTACCCGACGCGATCCGCTGCGTCGTCCACGATCGCGTCGAACCGGGCTTCGACGGGCGCGATGAACTCCGTGGTTTGCCCCTTGTGCGGGCCGAAGCGGCGGCGCTTGGGCGTGAACTCGAGGTATTGCGGGTAGACGGCTGGCGTCGTGATGTACAGGATGTCGCCGAGTTGCGCGGTGCCGATCGGCGCGAGATCGAGCGCGGCGGGGAAGATCTCGACGCCAGGCCGTGTGACACGGCGGCTGATGAACGGGCGCAAACTCGGTCCGTCCACCGGCGCGTTGACGCCGATGCGGAAGGACGAGCGCGCGAAGCCCGTGTCGACGGGGACGCCCGGGCCGTACTGATTGCCCACGACGATGGCTTCCGCTACCTGCTGCGCGCTCTCGTGAAACATCTTGAGCGCGCCGCCTTCGACCTCATCCCCGAACCGCGAGAGGTCGAGTTGAAAGTCGTAGACGAGTTGCTGCGGATCGCGCGCGAGCGTCATGCGCCCCCCACCGCGACATACCAGCCGATCGCGACGCCCGTCGGCGCGAACTCTTCGAGCGCCGCAATCGGCGCCGTCACCCCGCCCCACGTGCACTGATCGCCGCGCTTGGGCGGCCAGGTGACATGTGCTGCCGCGACAAACAACACGACCCGCGCACTCGACCACGCGGCGTCGTTGCCCTTGCCGATCTTGCGCGCCGTCGTCGGAAAGACGTGCGGCACCTGCTGCACGACCGGGCTTCCGCTCGTGGTCCCGGTGAGCGGGTTCGGCACCACGGGCCGGGTGATGGTGATCGTCGACGCGGCGCCGGCGTTTGTCGCAACGGGCACTGCGTTGCCGACCAGAGCACGGAGGTCGAGGGGCATTAGATCCGCACCACCGTGGCCGATGTGGTGACATACGGCGCGATCAGCGCCCGCACGTCCGGTGGCATCGTGACGCCGCCCGCCACCGTGAAGCTGAATCCACCGGGCAGATTCATGCGCGTGCCAGGCTGCACCCCGCTATCGGCAAACGGTGTCGCGGTCTGCTGCGAGAGCCAGAACGCGAGCCGCGCCACCGCTTCGATGAGCCACGCGGGCATCGCATTCGACGCGACCGCATAGCCATCAGGTGTCACGAGATGCGCCCGCGGGAAAGCGAGCGCCTGGCGTTCGTACGTGCGGATGCCACACCACGCACGACGCGTCAGCCAGGCGGACGCCTCGGCGATCGCTTGGTCTTGCTTCTCGGTCGCGACATCCGCCCACGCCTCCGTGAACGGTACACGTGCCAGCACGGCCGTCACCGCCTCGCGTGACGCGAGCGCGTTGGCGTCCGGGCGGCCGGTCCCGTCTTCGACGATCAGCGTGAGCGGCATGCGCGACTACTTCGCCTTCGGGGCGTCGGTCTCGGCCGGAGCCTTCTCGGCCGGAGCCTTCTCGGTCTTCTCGGCCTTCGCCTTCGGGGCGTCGGCATCGACCATCGTCTTCGGGTCGAAGTCCGCGCGGTTGATGATGGCCACGCCACCGTCGACATCAGGCGCGACGATGCGCATGGTCGGGATGGGCGGCTGCGGGATGATGGAGATCGGTGCGAAGTCGGACATGGTGAGGACTCAGCGTGGAAGCCGGGCCAGCGGCGCGGAGTGCGCCGCTGGCGAGTCAAGACAGAGGGAGCAGCCGCGATCAGCCCGCGACGCGCACGCCGAGCTCGGGGCGCACGCACTTGCCGCCGTAGAGGATGTCGAAGTCCCACAGCCACTGCTTGTTCTGGCGCGTGACTTCGAGACGCAGCGCGATGCCGGAGATCGGATCGGCCACGGACATCATCTCGACCGTGTTGTCCTTCGCGGCCTGCAGCGGGCGCGAGGCGAACGCGATGCAGTCGCGGTGGATCGCGAGGTTGACGACATGCGAGGCCTTGAGCGACATGAGCTCGCCGCCCGACTTCGCCGACTGTAGGGCCGGCGCGATCGGCACGGACGTGTTGCCCACGATCAGCGTGGTGTTGGCCAGCACGGTGTAGGTCTGCGCATCACCCGCGAACGTGATGATGTCGCCTTCCACGAGCGTGCCGGCGTTCGTCGCCTTCGCGATCGACACCGTGCCCGTCCGCCCGCCGTCGGTCGAGCCAACACCAGCAGCCTGCGCGCCATTGACTGTGGCGTTACCGGCGCTGAGCGCCGTCGACGTGTGCGTGGGGACCTGCTGGTCCATCGCAAAGTCGAAGCCGAGACGACGGCCGAGCGTACCGTCGATGATCGCCGTGTTGCTGCCGACCTTCTCGGCAGACGTGAACTGCGCCAAGCCGAGCGCGTTGGCCTCGGCGTTCACGTCCATCACGAACCGGCGGTCCGTTAGGGGCGCGAGCTGGCGACTGAGCGCCGCGCGTGCGGCCGTGGCGGCGGTGACGTCGGACGCAAACGGCGTGGTGCCCGCCGTCCCGACGTACCCGTAGATCTGCTTGTACTGCGCCAGCAAGAAGGCGTTGACGTCGTTCGCCAGCACCTTCACCGATTCCTCGGCTTTGCGGGACTTGTAGCCCGCCGCGATCTCTTCCTGCTCCTTGTCCGTCAGGAAGAAGCCGGAGTGGCGCCAGCGATTGAGCTGGATCGGCACCTTGACGCCCGACGAGTCGGGGGCCTGGTACGGTGCGGCCGAGGGTGCCACGTCGGCCACGGTGGCCGCCGAGGGGATCCACACGTTGACCGTGTCCCCCTTCTGCGCCGGCATGTTGGCGAAATCGGTGTTGACGAGGCGCGGCATCACGGTGGCGCCGCGCAGGATCTGCAGGCCCTGAGCCAGCAGAACCGGAATGACATCGGTCAGGACGTTGGCCATCTGAGTGACTCCTGAGAGTGCTGGCGCTCGATGGCTCGCCCAAATGCGAACGCGTCGAGACGCACCGAAAGCCCCGAGGGGCGAATCAGCACGCGCTCAACGCGTCGCTGGACTACGGACCTACTGCCGTCCGCTCAGCGGTTCGGCCCTGCACCTTCTTCGCGCCGCAGCGCGCTCAGCTCAGCTGACGGCGACCTTCACTTCGCCACTGGCGATCTTGTCGACGTTGGCCAAGAAACTCCGGTCGTCCGTCACGGTGGGCGCGCCATTCGCGCTGCCCTTGCCCCCCGTGCTGCCGCCCGCGCCCCCACCCGAACCGCCCTGCGGTCCGTAGAACTTCGGCGCTTCGGCCTTGAAGGTCTCAGCGAAGAATTTCTCCACCGTGAGCCCCGTGACGTCGCCGTCGCGGTCGAGCACGACCGTTTTGCCGCTCTTCTCGTCATACCGCACGCGGCGGCCCTGGGTGAGCAGCACCACGTGATCGAGATCCTCGGCCGGCACGCCCGCCTTTGCGGCGGCCGACCGGATCGCGATTTCTTCTTCGCGATCGAAATACTTCTTGCGGTACGGCTCGAGCTCGGCGATGCGCTTTTCGTATTCCGCCTTAGTCTCGCCTACGCGCTTCTCGAGGAGCTTGTCGAAGTCGCCGGCCTTCCGCGCGTGCTCGTCTTCGGCGCGCGCCATCTCTTCGCGATACTTGGCGATCTGCTCTGGGCTCAGCCCACCGAGCGCTTTCGACAAGTCCTCGTACTTCTGCTGCACCTGCTTCTTCTCGTTGAGCAAGCTGTCGGCGTTCTGCTTGAGGCCGGAGACATCCCAGGCCGCCCACTTGCCGTCCTTCGTTTCCACGGCCGCGTCGCGCAACGACTCGGGTACCGCGTCCTTCGTGTCATACGTCTTGAGCATCGCGTCCCCTCAGGGGTTGCAAGGTGATGCCGCATCATGCGACCACATCACGCGCGATCCTAGAGGGCCGAAAGGGAGACGGGGCCCGTCAGGGGCCCCGTTCCATGCGCGGTCCTTACTGCACCACCACGCCGTGGAGTGCGAGCGAGGCCGTGAGCGCGTCGGCATCCACGCCCTTCGCGGCGAACGTGCTGTTGAGCCACAGCGCCGTCGACGGGTCGTCATGCGTCCACGTGCCCGAGGTGCGCGCGGCCTCGAACGCGGCGCGGGTTACGATCGCGTTCGGCGCCGGCTTCGCGGGCGGCGCGGTTTCGTGGCTCTCCTCACCTTCCAGCAACTTCGCTGCGGCCTTCTCGTCGACGTGAATTGTTGCAATCGTCGGCGCGGGTACATCAGGCGGATGGAGTCTGACGGTCTTCTGCATGGGAACCTCATGCAAACACAAACCGGGTGCTGCCCGGCGCAGGCGCACGGCGGACGCCGGCGCGTTCTCTCCGCATCCACACGGTGCAGCGGCAATTGTGTGTTATGATTCCATCAGCAGCGTACCACCCCTCTTCAGTTTCGAGGTTGAAGACATGGCAACACGCTTCGACCCGCTCAATGCGGACGATCTTATCCAGCGCTACCTCGCCGGCGCGCCCCTGAAGCAGCTCGCCAGCGAGCACGGCGTAGTCTCCCAGACTGTCCGAAACTTCCTGCGCCGCCGCGGTATCCCGATTCGCGGGCGCATCGAAGAAACGAGCCGTGTCCTTATGCTGCCCATCGACGTTGACGAGATCCGGCGCCGATACGAGCGGGGGGACTCGGTGCTCGCGATGGCCGCTCACTTCGGTGTATCTAGACCCGCGATCATTCGACGCCTGCAGAAGCTCGGTCTGAAAGTGCGAGACAGCTCCGAGTCCGAGCGCATCAAGTGGAGTCGCAAGACAGACCCCGAGGCTCGGCGGCTGCAACTCGCCAAGGCGCACGCCGCCGCCAAGGGCAGGACGCCCGGCATGACCGAGAAGATCCGGCGTGCTCTCACTCGACAAGCCGACCGCACCGGCATGAGCGAGCACGAGGTTGTGCTGTGGCGCCTTCTGCAAGAGCGTGGGTTCCACGTGATCCCGCAGATCGCGGTTGGTCCATACAACTGCGACTTCGGAGCCCATCCCGTCGCCGTGGAAATCTTCGGCGGACAGTGGCACTTCTTCGGCAAGCATGCAGCCCGCTCGCCTCGCCGCCTGCGCTATCTGCTCAATATGGGGTTCCACGTCCTGATGATCGTGATCGACAAGCGGCACCCGATCACGGCCGAGGTAGCGGACTACATCATCACCTACGTCGAGCGCGCCCGCCGCAACCCAACCGCCCCGCGTGAGTACCGGGTGGTTTGGGGTGCAGCGGAGACGCTTGCCTCCGGCCGTCTCGATGACCACGACGGGGCCCTCGTAGAACCGCTGCGTCACCGCATGAATAGCCGGACTGGCGGTGATCGGCGTGTCGCCTAGCACGCAATTGGGGTGCATCGTCGGGCCCATGCGCGGCCCGAGCGGCGTGATGAACGGCTGACGCAACCCGACACCGTCGGGGTTGAGCCCCGGAATCGGTGCGCAGGTTGCACAGAGCTGCTCATCCTCACTCACGATCCAGTACCGGCGCACCTCCTCCTCGGGCACTTGCCCCTGCGCTACCGCTTCGAGCCATGACGCCTGGGCCGCATCGTTCGCCGCCTGGATTGCGGCGGTGCGCGCGAACGTCTCGGCGCGGAAGGCCACCAGCTTGCGCTGATATGCCGCCGTCATCTGGTCGATCTGCTGGGGCGTCAGCGGCTTGCCGCTCGTGAGGCGCGCGAAGAGCGAGCGATCGGAGCGGCGATCTCGGAGCGCGCGCTGCAGCGCATCGCGGTACCGGCCTTCCTCGAGCGCCGCGCGAAAGCTCTGCACGATGCGGACGTCGTACGCCGTGAGCCCCACCGGGCTGATCGGGCCTTTGAGCGCCACGGCTACCTGCCGCGGCCCGATGCCGCGCTGCAGCTCGGTAGCGATCGTCTCGCGCAATCCGGCGCGCAGTTCTTCGTTGACCCGCCGGAACGCGGTGTCCTCCCACGTGCGCACGCGCTCGATCAGGGCGGGAGACGAGATCGGCACGATCACGCGAATGCCCACGAGCGTGAGGTCACGCTGAATGCGCTGCGTCACCTCGGCCACGCCGCGGGCGAACTCCGCGCGAATCGTCGTCAGCGCCTGCGTCGCTTGCGAGCGATCGAACACCAGCGACACGGCGCCGTCGAGGTCGCCCGCTTCCAGCAGGCGCACGAGGTCCGCGATTTCGTCGGGCGGGAGCACACGCGCCATGCGCAAGAAGCGGTCACGGAGCCGGGGCTCCAGCGCATCGGCCAAGGCCTGCAGGCGGCGTTGTGCGCGTTCGGCGGGGCTCACAGTGTGCCCTCGAGGCGCTCGGCCTTCTCCTCTTCACGGGAGGCCTCAAGACATGCCGGCGTGAAATGATGCACGGCCCGGGCGCCCTCCAGAGAGCAGAGCACGCTGCCGCCGTATTCGTCGAGGCCCTCAAACCAGCGGGCGCCGTCGCGGACGGCCGTCTCCAATCGCTCGCGCTCCGACGACGCGAACGTGATCGACGGGCCATCTCGATAGCGCAGCAGCGCGTAGTCGTGCTGGCGGCGGTTCACGCCGCCGCCCCAGCTACATCACCCCGGCCCCGCGATCGCGTCCAGCAGGAGGCGCGAATACTCCGCGGCGAGCTGCACGGCCACGTCGCGCTCGATGCCCTCTTCGCGGAGCGCGCGGTAGTACGTGGCCACCGGGTGCGCGAGCTCGCGCGACACGGCCCCGAGCGTATCGGTGCGGTGCCGGCGCTGCGCGTCCTCGGGATTGATGCGGGGCATCTCATAGCTTACTCCGGGGCCGCCCCGTTGTCAGCCTGCGGGGCCAAGATGGCGCCATCTGGCGTCCGGCGGCCGAGGCGCGCGCCTTCCAGTTGCTCCAAGACAAACCGGCCGTTGACGTCGGCCCAGAACTTCGCGGTGACTTCCACCGCCTGGCCGGGACCGACCGCGAACCCGATGCTCTGCAGGCCCTTCCAGCGCTTGCCGTCGAGGAACACCTCGGCGGACATCGGGCTCGGCCCCACCGCAATCTCGATCGTGTGATAGCGCGGTTCGTCGACGCGCGGGGCGTCCGGTTCCGTGTGCTGCGTGTGCTCCGACATGTGGGCTCCTCGTGGATGGGTGGCTACGCGGCCTGATCGAGTGCGCGGGCCGGATCGTCGTCGGGGGGCTCCGTGCCGCCCTGCTGCCGCTTGCGTTCCGCCTCGGCAGCACGTGCCGCTTCCGCGGCGGCGAGGATCTCGGCCGCGTCCCGCTCGAAGGTCTGCGGGACGACCCCCGTGCGCAGATAGGCGAGCCACTGGTCCATGTCGAGCCGCTCTTCGATGACCGCCTGCCACAGGAGCTGCGCGACCTGCGGATTGACCTCGGGCGCCACCTGGACGGTGTGCATCTCGATGCTCGGCGGGTCCACGTTGCGATGGTGCGCGTGGAACACCCACGCCTGCTCAAGCGCATCCTGGACGCCGCGCCCCAACAGCGCGTGCATCTGGTGTTCGGCCGCCATGTCGAGCGCCCGGCCGCGCGCGGTCTCTGCGCCGCGCTGCTCATCACGGCCAAGGAACGACGCGCCAATCGCGGCGATCTGCTCCACCACGTCGTCGCGTTCCTCGCGGCTCTCGGACAGCGCCCCGGCCTCGGCCGAAATCCATTTGGCATCCGCGTCCGGGTTGCGCGACTTGAGCACCGCGTTGGGGCCCACGGCGATCGGCTTCGGGTTGCCCTGCTCGTCGAGGTCGTCCTCGAAGCCGAACAGGCCGAGCGTCGGCGCGTGCGTGATGCGCAGCAGGTAGCGCCGTTCAGCCGAGAGCTGGTAATGGTCGAGGTTGAGCTCGGCGACCGGCTGGGCGAGCGGCTCGCAGACAAACGGCGCCTGCGGCTCTTGGGAGTAGGCAATGGACAGCGGGATGGCCGGCAGCGGTTGACGCTTGCCGCCCAGCATCGGCCCCTCGGCGATCAGCGCGTAGTGCTCGCCCGTCGCGCCTTGCGCCTGCCGCTGCTCCCAAATCGCGAACCGCACGCCGTTCGTGTCGAGGGTCAGCACCCGGTACCGGTTCACCGTGCGCACGCCGAAGTCGCCGTCGCGCACATCGGCGGGTTCGTGAATCGTGACTTGCCGGGTGACCATGTGCCGGGCGAGCCGTCGCACTTGGTCCGTTGTCAACGCGCGCTGTTGCCACGCGGTGAGGAGTGCGAGCCAGTCGGGCGCTTCCACGACCCAGTTGATGATCTGTTCCGCGCGGATCAACGCCCAGTACGGCCGGAGCCCCAGCGCCTGCTCATCCGCGAGCGTGAGCACCATCCCCAATGGCACCGGCGGCGCATCCACGAGGATCGCCGAGTATCCGCCCACCGCCGCTTCCAAGGTGGTCCGACGCGCAAACACTTCGAAGTGCGTGCCCTGGCCGTCGATGTCCTCGGCGTCCTCGATGAGGATCGGCGCGGTGCCCTCCGCCAGGGTGGGCGGCGTCCCGACCACCATGCCAACAATCGCTTGCACGGTGCGCTTGTAGTAACGCGCCACGCGCACGATGCTCGCGCGGATCTTGTAGAACCCGGCGTCTTCACCCGGCCACTTGGGCATGGCCTCTTCGCCCAGCGCGCGGATGCCGCGCGTACCCTCCATCATCGCGCGCGACAGGCGGCGCGCGGGCTTGCCGGCCACGTACTCCGGGCGCTCGAAACTGGGGCGGGCGCCGGACGGCGCGTCGGCCGCAATGGTACGGACAGGGGTCGCGTCAGCCATCAGCCGCTCACAGCGAAGGTGGTCACGGTCGCACGGTTCTGTTGCAGCACGTTGAACTCCTGCCACAGGAGGTAGTCGGCGGCGTCGCACACGTGATCGTGGTACGACGACTTGTCGCGGAGGTTGGTGCCGGGCTTGTACTTGAGGCCGTTGAGCGCCTCGATGAGCACCGACGCCTTGGGGCTGATGCGCACGCGGCGGCGCCCGTTGTGCTCGTACATCTGGTTCGCGTTGTTCTCGCGATCCACCACCGCCGGGTGCTTGGGCGGCGCGTGCAGGCGAAACCCGAAGCTGCGAATGATCGTGAAGTCCGTTTGCCCGACGCGCGTCGTGCTACTGCGGCGCTGGTTGCCGGCGGGGTCGGGGCAGAAGACGATGTCGCGCCCGGGGAACTGCGCTTTCACCGCTTCACACACTTCGGTGGTGTTCGACGTCTCGACGGCCCACGCGTCGAAGATGTGGCACTCGTCCGCCACCTTACACGCGAACACCGAGGCCATCGGGTTCACGTTGAAGTCCTGGCCGATGTAGATCGTGCCGCCGAGGTCGCGCACACTCGGATCGATGTTGCCCTCGGGGAACGGGCGCGCCATGAACCGGCTGTACACGCGCCCTTTGCCGCCCGTGTCGTAGCCACCGAGCCACACGTGATTGTACTTGTCCGGGTCGCTCGCCTTGAGGCGCTCGGCCTCGGCGCGTAGCTCGTCCGTGCAGAACGGGTTGTCGAGATACGTGGTGTGCACGCACACCATCGACGGGTCCTCGGCCGCGTCGAACATCGCGTCGACCGGGTCGGTCTTGCGCTTCGGGTTCCACGAGAACCACACCTCGGATCCCGGCGCGCGGATCGTCGGCAGTAGCGCGTCGATCGACCCCTCGGACAAGCTCTGCGCTTCTTCGACCCACGCGAGGTCGAAGCCTTCGAGTGACTTGAGCGTATCGGCCGTGTGGTCCTGCAGGCCTTCGAAGATGATGAGCCCCGACCCGCCGCGGCGGCGGATCATGCGGGCCGTGATCTCGAATTGCGAGCTGACCCCGAGCGTCCGAATCTTCTTTTCAATCAGCGCTTTCGCCGAGAACTCGAGCGAGCGCTGAATCTCGCGGACGCAGACCGCGCGGTAATCGGGGTTCGCGACCGCGCGCTCGACCAACTCTTCCGCGAAGAAATGCGACTTACCGGACCCACGGCCTCCCTTGGCGCCCTTGTAGCGCGTCGCGCCTCGGAGCGGTTCGGCCCACGCGGGGATCGTGCGCGCCACCGGGAGCGACCGGAGCAGCACCGTGCCCGCCGCGCCCACGGCACGTGCCGGGGCCACGCGCTGCAGGTGCGCGAACGCTGTGGCGCGCTCGCTGGCTGGCAACGCCAGAATCCGCGCGGCGAGTTCAGCGCGGGTCAGCATCAGCATCAAAAGCAGCGCCGCCCACATCAGGCCCCCGCCACATCAGCGAGTGCCCCACTGATCTCGTCAGGCGTGACGCCGAGCGTCGCCGCGAGCGCGGCCACCGGATCGGCGGGTTCGAGGACGCGGCGGTTGGTGAACATGCCGCCGACTTCTTTCGCGGCTTGCTCGAGCAGTTGCGCGGCCAGTGGCGCGTTGCCCTTCTCTTCGGCGCGCCGCACGAGGCGATCGAGGGTCCGCAAGCGGACGGCCGCATTGGCGACCGGGATAGCCTGCAGATCCGCAATGAAGCGTTTGCGGGTCTCCGCGAACAACACACACCACTTCTCGGCGGGCTTGGGACCGGCACGCTCCGGGTTGTACTTCTCGACCTGGCGTCGATCGGTTTGAACCCCGAAGGTTTCCGCGACAGCCTCCACAATCGCCTTGGGCGTGTCGTAGCACGCAAGCCGCTGCACGATAAACGCTTGCACGTCGCTGCTCAGGCTCGCCATAGCGCGCGAATTGTCACGTTATGTCGCGGTCCACCTGGCATTGCATTCACGCCGCCCTCCCGCACACACCGCACGCGATGTCGATCGCGTCGTCGCCCACCTCGGGCGCCTGCTGCGCCAGCCGGAGGAACGTGCGCTCGGCCTGCGACGTGGGCCCATAGCGTGCGACGACGCCGTGGAACTGTTCCAAATCATGGCCTTTGATGGCGAACATCAGCTTGCCGGTCTGATCGAACTTCGGCGAGCCGAACATGTCGAGGGCTTGGCCACAGTGAAACAGCTCATGCTCAACGAGCGCGCAGAACGCACGGTCGCTCAGCGGACGACAGGCCGGGCCCGAGAAGGTGAGCAGGAAGTCCGGTGCCGTGCCGAACCACTGCGCGAGCTGCCACTCAAAGCGCGCCCGGCGCCAGCCGCCCGCCTGAATGCCTGGGATCTCCGCGGTGGCCATTACCTCGCGCTGCTGACTCCGGTTGATGGCGTTGGTCCACAGCACGCCAAGGCGCGCGTCGTTCAGGTGCGCGTGCTCATCGTTCGCGAGGACGCCATCCGGCCGGATGAACGTGTCCACGATCCATGCGGCGAGCTCATCCGCAACCCAGAACCCCACCGGCTCATCCTCGGCACAGGGGGCCGGCGGCATCGGACGGCGGGGCAGGGTCGGGAACACCAGAGAGCGGCGCGCAGCGGCACGCGATGACGCACGAGGGGCCATGCTCCACCTACGCCACGCGGCGGAACAACGGCAATTCCTCAATGGGCCGAGGGGGGCCCCCCTGGGTCCCCGCTGGGGGCGACCACTCGCGGACCTGCAACGCGCGCGGGCCCAGCACATACTCGCCGGGCGTGCCGTCGGTGGCCGGTTTCGCGACGTGCAGAAACCGCAGCCGCGTGAGTAGCTGCAGCGCGCGCCGCACATCGACGCGCTTGAGGCCGAGCGCCCGCGCGGTGCCGCACACCTTGACCACCTGCGGCGTGTCGGCCGACAGCGTGGGCGCAACGAACAGCCACACGAGTTTGGCCACGTTGCGGCGGCGCAGCTTGCGGTGCCGGAGGGCGACGGAGACCGAGACCGCCATCAGCTCGCCCTCTTGCGCCGCGGTTCCTGCGGCACCCGCGTGAGATGCCAGGCGCCGCAGTCGGGACAGCGATACGCGTAGCGGGGGATGTGCGGCTCCCGGTGGCGCCGGGACTTGTCCCGCTGCTTGCGCGCGACGCCGGTCGCCAGCGCGTCCCGCTTCGACGCGTGGCGCACCTTGCCGCTGGTGGGGCAGAGGTCATGGGGCATCGGCGGGGCCCTCCACGTTGGCGTCAGCCGGCGAGATGACGCGGGTATTCCAGCGCCCCTGCGCGCCGGGCCAGACGACGCACACGCGAAACGGCGCCTCGCCGGCCGTCGCCTTGACCTTGGCCCAGCTGGCCTCGGTGGCGCCGAAATCGCCGGCCTTCGCGCGCGCCTTGACCTCGTGGATCTCAAGCAGGCCATCCGGCCGCAACACCACGAAATCCGGCCGGTAGTGCACCCCGGTGCCCAGGCGCCACGTGAGTTTCTGGTACCACCATGCCGCCACGCGCCCCGCCGCGGTCTCCGCCGTCAGGAAGCCGCTGTAGCGGGCCTCTACGCCGTTCATGGCGGCGAGGGCAGGGTCAGCCCCTCGCGCCGGGGGGATCGTGGCGCCACGGCCTGATTCCGGCGCCAGCGTGGGCGCCTGCTTGCGATACTGCCGCGTCGAAAAGCGGGTCATGCGGCATCCTCCGACACGTCGGGCTGCGGCGCTTTCCGGGCTCGCTGTGCACGCACCGCAACGATGGCGGCGGCGAGTTGCTCCGGTGTCACCTTGCCGGCGCGCACCTCAGCGAAGCGCTTGGGGTCGTCGATCGCGGCTTGCCCGAGATACTCCCACGCCTCCATCGCGCCGAGGGCGCCCCCCAGCTCGGCTTTGAGCACGGCGTTCACTTCGGCCATGCGCGTGAGGTCGTGGCCGGTCTGGATCGGGGGCGGGGGGCAGGGTTCCGGCTGCGCCTTCGGGGCGTAACGATCGGCGAGTCGACGCGCGACCAGCCGCAGCTCGAACGGCCCCGGCGGGAACTCATGCGCCGCCATGTACTCGCGGGCCAGCTCCGGCCACACGGCCGCGTCGGCGTCGCGGAGCGCATACGCGAAGTCGTGCATGTACGCCCGGCCGGCCTCGGACGGATCCAGCGCGGCGGCCATGGCGCGCGGCCAGCGTCGGGCGAGCGCGCGGAGCGTCGTGGTGACGTTTACCGTGAGGGTCGGGCCGGGCTCCCAGTAGGCCGGCCGCTCGGCGCCTTGCAAATCCTGACTCATGCGGGGCTCCAGTCGATCCCATGGGCTTCGCAATGGGCGATCCACTCCGGGTTGCCGGCTTGGGCGTACTGCACGGCGAAGGCGCGCAGTTGCTCGGCTTCGGAGATCGGCGGCGTCGCCGGTGTGCTGCGTGCGGTGCTGGCACTCTTGGGCGTGGTCGCGATCGCCGCCGGGGCCTCGGCCGCAGACGCCAGGCGGTGTGCCTCTTCGGCGCGCCATGCGCGGATGACCGCGTCAGCGAAATACCGCAGGCTGCGCGCGGGGATCCCGTCGCTCGGCATGCGGGTGCTGGCCAGCTCAAATAGCGCCGACTCAGCGAAGGCGAGCTCGACCCGATGCTCGGTAAACCGATCCGCGACCTCGCGGGTGGACTTGGTGTCCCACCGCATCGGCGTGGTGTCTTCGTACCCCAACAGCGCCGTGACGCCCCTGTTCGCCGCGATCACCAGGCGCTTGCGGTGCTGGGCGTCGGCGGCGTTCACGGGCGCGGCTACGCCCGCGGCCGTCGCCGTGGGAGAAATCGTAACTGCAGGAGAAGCTGTAACTGCAGGAGAAGCTGGCGTGCTGCTATGGTGCCGACCACGGGGCGGCACCGTGGTCGCACCATGCTGGCCCGGTGTTGGTGTGGAATCGGCATCCACCCGGGGTGCGGAGTCGGGATCCGCTCGGCGCGCGAAGTCGGCATTCGCGTCATCCGGTCCTGCGGTTGTGGGGTCGGCACCCACCCGGCGCACGGAGTCGGCATCCGTGTCGTCCGATCCTACTGCGGAGGCGGTATCCGCCCGGCCAGCGGAGTCGGGATCCGCTGCGTCCGGCCCTGGTGCGTCTGATGGTCGCTCGTCACGATGGAACGATTGCCAGCGCGCAAACGTCGGGATAACCCCAAACCGGCGACCCTGCGACGTGTAGCGGCGAACAAACCCGTGGGCCTCCAAGGCGGACAGCACCGCCTCGAAGTCCACGGCATCGTAGGGTAAACAGGCGAGCTTGAGTTCGCGAGGCCTCCAAGCGAACACGCCACGGCGGTCCGCCTGGCACCACAGCGCCGCGAACGCAAGACGGAGCGGCAATTGGGATGCCGCCTCCGCGTCGAACAAGTCGGCGTGCGTGAAGAACTCGGGGGCAAGGAGACGCTTGCGTGGCACTATGGCTCCTCTGGAATGCGCTCGGCGGCGATCCAATTGCGGCGAATGCCGCTGATGTACCGCGCGACGCGATAGTCAGCATGCCACGGCGCCATGGATGCGACGGCGATGTCGATCCACTGAAACACCACTTCGGGGCCGTATCGCATGGCCCAACCGGCCATCAGGCGCGCGACGTTCGGCTGCATGCCGTCGGTTCCACGGGCGTCACACCAGTAGTTCACCACGGTCTGCTCGAGCTGCCGTCGCGCCTCAGCGATTTGCTGCGCCGCTTGCGCCACGCGGAGTTGCTCGTGTTGCTCCTGCAGCCGAGCCAGCCGGTCCGTCTCGTTCGGGGCGTGCTGAGTAAGCGACGTGTCTGACTTGCCCTGATTGCAGGGCTCGCACGCCGTGACGAGGTTCTCCATGTCGTTGGTGCCGCCGGCCGCGACTGGAATCAGGTGGTCAATGACGAGCACCACCGAATCGGACTGCCTACCGCAATAGCGGCAAGTGAAGTTGTCGCGCGCGAACACCGAGAATCGCGTCCGCTTCGATACTGCGGTTCTCTTAGGCACCGTGGCCCTCCTTTCGTGGTCGTCCCATCTCCTCCTCCGCCTCCAGCGCCAACCACCAGCACGCGAAGACCTCCTCGTCCGGCTGCAGCGGCGTGAAGCCCGCCTGCGGGCCGCAGAAGTCGCGCCACCGGGCCTGCAGGCGCTCGCGCACGGCGTCCGTGACGCGGATCTGCCACCAGTAGACCAGCGGCCCACTGGACGGGTCGGCGTGAATCGTCCGCGCGAGGCGGCGCCACGCCTGGGGTTCGGTGATGTCACGCGGCATGGTCGTGCTCCATGTCTCGCGTATCCCGCACCAACGCCGCGAGCGTCACGAGCGCCCACGCGAACAGCAGCGTCGGCATCGCGACGGCGAGGGCCTGCGCCGGCGCGATGCCCCACGTCGCCACCTCGCCGGCGGCGGTGTAGAGCCGCAGCTCGATCAGGGCGGGGGTCATGCGACCCCCAGAGACTCTAGCGCCAATCGCTCCACTACACGCCCCACGCGCTCGGCATCCGGCGTTTCTGGCATATCCGCTGCGTCACGCGCAGCCTTCGCTTCACGGAACAGATCTTCGGCGTGAGCCTTTACGGCGTCTAGCGTCCACTCGCCACGCTTGATCGCCTTCAGCGTCTCCGCCTCTGCGCGGTACACGGACAGCCTCCCCGTGCGGAAGAACTCCACGCACGTGTAGAGCAATCGCACAAGGTGCGCGGCGTTCTTTGTGTCATATCCGTGCCGCACCACGAGGCGGCGCCGCTTCTCGCCCATATAGGCCGCGTGATACCGCGCGCGCAGTTCGCGCAATCGCTGTGCCTTCGTGTTTGCCTCGTCTGTCGTCAGGCCCTTCGGCATCGGCAACGCTCGCCGGTCCATCACCTCGGAGAGCAGCCACCCGGCCGCCTCAAGCTGCGCGGTCAGTGCGTCAATCTCCTGCTGAATCTCAGGAGAATACGAGGTCATCCGGTGCAGTTGTCCGCTCGCATAGCCGGCAAACGATGCATACACCGACTTAGCAGAGAAGGCGTCTCGCTCGGCAACCAACGCCGAAAACCACGGCGACTTTTGCACGTAGTCCTCGGGGCGTAGCCACAGGAGCCCCAGCACGTTCGGGTTTCCCTTCAGACACAGGCGCACAAACTTGTGCAAGCTATATGTCACGATGTCCAACTCGTCTCGCTGGCAGGTCCAGTGCTCAAACGTGCGAAGCCCGACAAGGTACGGGGCCGGTGGGAGCACCACGCCCATCAGGTCCACGTCGTCAATCGCGTCAGGATCAGACGGCGGGACGTAGGTGCCGTGACTGTGCGAGCCGACAAACGCCAAGCATAGCAACGACGGCGGCAAGGCGAAGTCATGGCCTTCCGAGAACAGTGCCGATACGCGGGAGAGATAGGTCACGCGCGCCCCTCCGGCCGGGCCGCGCGGGCGGCGTCAATGGCTTCTCGCAGCTTGCCGTTGGGGCTGAACCCGCTGCCTTCTTCGTGCTTGACGGCCACGCCGAACGCGACATCGTCGCCAGTGCCACGAAGGGCAGGGTGCACCACCGCGTTGTGATCGCGCTCCAACCAGTCGAGACGCTCCGTGTCCTTGACCTGCTCCGTCGTCGCGAGGGGGAGGCGCAGCACATCCACGCCCAGCATCGCCGCTTCGCTGATTGCCATGTCCTCGTCAAGAAACACGTTGTCGTAGCCGGATTCGCACACGACGCGCCACACCTCAGTGATCCCCTCAGACATCGGCCCCTCCGTCCGTCGACTCCGGCGTCTCCACCGCGCGCGGGTGATGGCGCCACGTCTCGTGAATGCGCGTCCAGAGGTCGGGCGTCGTGCCGAACGCGCGGGCGAGCTGGCCAGCTACCGGCCCGAGCTGCGCACTCTTGCGGTGCACATGCAGCAGCAAGTCGAGCGTGCAGCGCGTCACCGCCCAGTCGCCACCCATCAGGATCGCGAGCGTGTCCATGTCAAGCCCACGCGCCTCCATCTCGTCGCGGATGTACTCGCTGATGTGGAACGCCTCGGCGGATTCCAGGTTGTCCCGCTTGACCGTCCGCGCGTCCTCGTTGAGCGGGAGGAGGTGGCAGGCGCGCATGGTGTCGCCATCATAGCGTCCCAACAGACCGCGTATGTAATCGCCACGCGTGCTTTCGACGATGAGTTCGCCCATCGCGTTGAGAAGCACATACACCACCACCGGCTCCCCGGCGGGGGTGCGGAGGAGGTCGGTCATAGCGACTCCCATTCGTCAGCAACGAACACGGGGGTATTCCAGTGCTGAATGCGCCCGTCCTCGTCGATATCGAGGATGATGTAGTCGCCGTAGCCCTGCTCATCACTGTGCGCCAGCCACGCGTCCGGCACGTAGTGGCTGCGCCACTTGAACCGGCGCATACCATCGGCGTTCGCGAGCCAGTACTCGCCCTGATCGCAGACCTTGTAGTACACGTCAGCCGTCGTGCCAGCGGGCCAGTTCTCCACCACGCCGTCTGCGAGACGAATGACGGGGCACCACTTCTCGCCGTTGCGAAAAGGCACGAGCGTCCCCTCTACGTCTCGGACATCGTTGACGGTCGCGTCCTCCCAATAGCGCACTTCGGCTTCCACGTGCAGATGCGTTGCGTCACTCATCCGTCCATCTCCTTGCGTGCGAGGGTGTAGCCGTCCACGGTGTAGGTGGAGGCGGTGGGGTTGGCTTTGATTACGCTGTCGAACCTGCGCGGCAGATCGTCGGGAATGAGGCAGAAGCGCCATGCGTCGTTAACCGCATGTTGCGCACCATTGGCACTCGCCCCGATCACCCGCCCGCTCGGGTCGCGCAGGAGCCAGAGGGGGTTAGGCATTGGGCAGTTCCTCGCCGTACCAGTCGCGCAACCACTCCGCATACGCCGCGTTGCACTTCGCCACAGCTTCCGGCGTCTGCAACTTGGCAAGACAGTCCCATGCGCCTTTCTCGCGCCACACTGGGAACATCTGCTCTAGCACATCGTTCCACAGTTCACCGTAAACCCAAGAGCCGCAGGTGAAGGCGTCACGAACATCTGCGCACGGCAAGCAGGTGGGGTACGTCTCCATGCAGCCGTGCCACTTCCCGGACGTGCGCTCGTATCTCATTCCGGGTGTGATCCAGTCGCCACACTCAACGCAGCGATACGTCTTCTTCGCCGTGACCGTCTTGACCGAGAAGAAATCGGGGGTGTCGGCGTCGTCGTGGACGCTCAGGCACACATCAGCGCATCCGGCCATCACCCCTCCCCCGCCGCGTCCGTGGGCGGATAAAAATTGCCGTTGGCATCTCCCACAAAAGCAAGGCAAGCGTCGCATCGGTATCCCGCGTGGGGCCGCTTCGACACAAGCCCGTCGCATCGAGAGCACATAGCGAGGTGGGGGGCACAGCGCATGTTTTCGCACCTCGCTCTTTCGCTGCCTGTCATACACATGCACGGGTCTCCTACCTCATCAAGCTCCATCCCGCACCTCCGTGGGCGCCGCAGCGGCGAGGGCGGCGCGGCAAGAGAGGATGACGGCGTTCGCCACGCGCTCGCGATACGTGGGGTTGCCGCACCGCATGGCGCCGCCGAGATAGCCACGGTCGACTGACGCGACGAACTCCCGCAGCGTGCGCTTGCCCATCGCGCCGAAGTAGCACGTCCATGCCTCGTTGTAGCACTGCACGATGAGCGTACCCTTGCCCGGTTCGTGGTCGAGGAAGATCGCGCGGATCGGGTCAAGGCCCGGCTGCTTCGGGATTTCCAACAGGTCCACGCGCTCCGCCCGCTCCGTGGCGGCGGTGAGTTGGGCGCGGAGATGGACAATCTCTTCGACTGCCCGGTGGGCGTTGAATTCCTCGTGTACTTCGCCGAAGTAATCGCGCAATTCGTCGGTGAACTCCGCGCGCACATCTTGAACGTCCAGCGGGTTGAGTTCCGCGCGCCGTCCCTCCGTCTCGCGCACGCGGGCGGCGAGGGTGTCGATGTGAGTGAGTACCTCAGAGATCAGACAGATGTTTACTTCATCCACTGTGTACAGCGCGCCAAAACCAAGGCGGAGATGTTGGCGCAATTGCTGTAACCAGTACGGCTCTCCCGCCGTCTCGGGGGTGGTCATCGTGCATCTCCTGGGGAAGGCAGCGCGAGCGGCAACGCGCCCCGCTGCTGCATGTCGTGGAAGGCCTCGATGAGGCGCATGGGGCGGTGCTCGTGGTCGCGCACGACGATGTGCGCCATGAACACCTCTTCAACCGACTGCAGGCCGATGGCCGTGGTGCTGCACGCGGCGTCGATCCAGTCGATGAGCAGGCGCCACGCGGTGCGCTGCGCTTGCTGCTGGCGCTGCTCGAGCGCCTTGGTGCGCTGGGTGCCGTGACCCTTCGGCGCCAACGGATACAGCGCGCGGTACACGGCGTCGATGTTGACGCGCATGAGGACGGGCAGATCGCGGACACCGGTGGTGACGCGGAACCGCACCGACGCCTCGTGGCCGTTCGGGTCTTCGTCGAACCCGAAGTCACGGCACCCGTAGCGGCGCAGCAGCGCGATCAGGTCCGACTGGGACTTCGTCACCGTGACCGTGGTCGTCGCGGCTTTGATGTGGGGACGGTCAGCCACGGGCCACCCGCCACAAGACGGTGAAGACCGCAACCAACCCGCACCACAAAACGGCGCCGAGCACGAGGGCCCCAATGACGGGGCAGTTGAGGCGGGTCATGCGGCACGCTCCTGGGTAAGGGTGCCGACGTTGGCGGCGACGATCGCGGCAGCGACGGCGGGGACCACGCTGTTTCCGCACATCCTCACCTGCGCGGTCTTGGTCATCGGCTTGCCGTTGAACAGCACGTCGATGCGGTACGAATCGGGGAAACCCTGCGCGCGGTACAGCTCGCGCGGCGCCAGCATGCGCATGCCGATGTCGCGGATGGCGTAGTCGTGCCCCTCGACGGTGACGAGGCCGAACCGCTCCTTGCTCGTCACGGTGCGCATCGGGTCGAACAGGTCGCCGCCGTCCTTCTCGTTGCCGTAGTAAGCCGTGAGGAAGGCGCGGACCTCAGCGAAGTGCGTGCCGCCGGCGCTCACCGTGTGCAGCGGTTCACCGGCACTGTGGCCGACGTTGTCACCGCGCATCTTCACGATGTGGGCCGTCACCAGCGCGTTGCTGTCGCGGCTTTTCACCGTGGGCACGGGATCGAACAGCGACGCCGCATTCACGTCGCCCGGATTGCGTTCGCTCTGGTGCTTGGCGAGGAACGCGGCCACCAGCGCGAACCCGCCGCCCTTCGGATGCGCGGTCACTGTCCGCATCGGCGCATCAATCGACAGCGGCGTGTCACCGCTGCTGGCATTCTGCACCTGGACGATGAACGGACGCGGCGACTCCAACACGTAGCGCCGCAGTCCGGCCGCAATGCGCCGCTGCGTGGCCACGGCCAGCGGGCGCGTCCGCTCGAAGATCGACGGGCAGGGGATCGACCAGTCGATGCACTCGGCGGCGGTACGCCACGGCAGCAGGCCGGCGCGACCGCCCTTCGCGTGCGTCGGCTTCGGCCACACAATCGGCTGGCCGTCACAGCGCGCGATCAAGAACAGGCGCTTGCGGATCGTGGGCGCGCCGTAGTCGCAGGCACGCAGCTCGCGCCACTGCACGTCGTAGCCGAGATTGCGCAGGCGGCCGGTGAATCGCTTGAACGTGAGGCCCCGGCGACGCGGGCACGGGCGATCATCGACGCCGAGCGGCCCCCACGTCTGAAACTCTTCCACGTTCTCGAGGACGATGATGCGCGGACGCACGGCCACGGCCCACCGCACCGCCACCCAGGCGAGCCCCCGCACGCGCGGACTCACCGGCTTGCCGCCCTTGGCCTTGCTGAAGTGTTTGCAGTCCGGCGACAGCCACATCAGCCCGACGGGCTGGCCGCCCGTTGCCTCGCGCGGATCGACCTTCCACACATCCTCGCGGTAGTGCCGCGTGTACGGATGGTTGGCCGCGTGCAGCGCGATCGCTTCGGCGTCGTGGTTGATGGCGATGTCGGGCGAGCGGCCGAGCGCCATCTCAATGCCGAGGGAGGCGCCTCCACCGCCGGCGAAGGAATCACAAATCAGTTCATCGGCGGGGATCATGGGCGCTTCCTCCGTGCGGCCTGCGCGCGCTTGCGAGCTTCCTCACCACTGAATCCTGACGCCCTCACTTCGTTGAGGTGCTCGCGAGCATGCTCTGCTCTGGTGAGCGCCATCAGGTTCGTGGGATCGTCGTTCAGCGGATTGCGGTCGACGTGGTGTACAACGTGGCCGCGTGGAAGCGGACGCCCGTTGGCGCGCTCCCATTCGACCTTTGCCCGCGGCTTCCAAATGTTCGGTTCGGCGACCTTTACGAACGCCCGACGCACACCGAAGACGAGTCGCGTGGTGACTGAGCCAATCGGCATCTTGTTGTGAGCCGTCTGTCCAGCCTTGAACTCCGTACGCGGGCTGAGTCGCTGTCCGGGCTTGATCTCGGTTTCCGGGCTTCGCCGTTCTCCACGCTTGATCTGCGTCGACACCGAATAGTGCTGACCTGAGACAAAGCGCCCGCTGTCGCGGTCGATGATCAGTTCTGGCACGCGACCTCCTGCGCCACCGGCGCCTCCCCCGGCAGACTGTTGGCCACATCCCGCAGCGAGCGGGCGCGGTCGAGCTGCGAGCGGGCTTCGGCGACCATCCGCTCCGCGTGCGCTTGCGCCGCTCCACGAGCACGCGACCAGGTATCGAACACGTCCGGGTTGCCGCGTATCGCGTACGCCTCGTCATCCGTGAGCGGGCGCGGCTTCACGCTGTCGCGGGGGCAGAAGTAGCGGGTCACTGGAGCACCTCCGCGCACGCCAGGCACGCGACCGTCGCGTCGTCGTAGCCGGGGACGATGGTCCGCAGCGGCGCGGGGCGGTGGCAGAGTTCGCAGACAGGCGCGGCGTGACTGCGCCGGACGGCGGCGATCACGGTTTCTGTCTTCCGCTGCGCGGGTTCGGTGTGCCATGCACGGTAGGCCGCAACAGCGAGCGCGCACGCAAGCATCACCGCGCCGAGCCACGAATACCAGCCGCCGAGCGCGCCGCAGCCGATGAGGTACGCGGCGAAGGTCAGAAGGTCGCGCATCACGCCCCCGCCCGCGCGGCGCGCAAGCGCACCAACTCGGCGTCTACCGTTTCTTGCGAGTGCGCGGCAAAGTCGCCGTCTCCGACGCACAACAGCAGGTGATCGCGCACCGTGGACAGCACGTTGTCGTACTGCCCCACCACCCGCTCCGCCCGCTCGATCCGGTCCAGCAGCGCGGGGAGGGCGTTCGCAAACGCTTCGAGCGCGAACGAAAAGTCCGGGTGGGCGTTGATGCCCGCTTCACGGCGCGCTGCCTGCCAGAAGATGCAGTGCGACGAATGGGCGAGGTCGTCCCACTCCTGCTGAGCCGGCCACTCGTCTGGATGGCCAGCGTCGGCGTTCTCTTTGTTGCGCTCGGCAAGAATGCGCTTGGCCAGTGCGGTGTTGAGTGCGCGCACGGCGCCAACCACATCCAGCGCCCGCAGCGCCGCGAGGTCGGGGGTGGATTGTGCGCTCATGCCCACCTCCGCACCGACGCCCGGCCCGCGAGCGCTGCGAGGATCACTTCACAGAGGCGCGTCATGCGGCCACCTTCTCAGCCCGCATGGCCTTGAGCGCATCTTCACGGCGGCGGTTCCATGCCCGGCCCCGCAGCGCGTTCAGCCGCTGCGTGACTTCCTTGCGGCGCGCGTGCAGCGCGTCGGCTTCGGCATTGAGCTGGTCCCACTCGCGGCGCTCGGCACCGACCAGATAGTCCCGGCAGTCGAACGATGCCGGACGGCGAGGGCGAGTCATGCCACCTCCCGCGTTGCGAAGAACCGGCGCGTCACGCCGCGCCCTTCGGCGCGGATGGCGCCATCCACATGCATCAGCAGCTTGAGCGCACTTTGCAGCGTCCACGCGTTGACATGCGCAAACGCGGAGTTGATCGCGGCCCGAGACACCCCTGGACGCGCGTCGATGTAGGCCAGCACGCGTTGCCGCACCGCATCGGGGGAGCGGCGACGCTGCGACACCGGCACCATCTGGCGGCGGGCGCGGGGGAGGGTGGCGTGGGCGCTCATCCCCACCTCCGGGCATCCGCACGACGCCGGTATTCCTCGGCCGCCTTGTCGCGGCGCTGGCGATGCGACCGGGCGAGCCCGAACAGCACGATGGCCACCAGCGACGCCAGCACCCAGGCGACGCCTTCGGCCGTGAGGGCGATGGGGGAGGTCATGGGTGCACCTCGGGCTTGCCGGTGCCGTCACACTTCGTGCACACCGCGTACTTCGTGCCGAGCGTCGAGCTGCAGCCAGCAAAGGTCAGCCCATCGCCGCCGCACCGAGCACACGCCCCGTGCTCGCGCTCCCACTGCGCCGCCGCTTCCTGCTCCTGCGCTTCGGTCACGATCAACACGCGGTCGGTCTTGACCGGTGGCCACTTCTGCTTACCGGTCCGCGTGGTGGTCGGCACGTTGAGGTGGACGCGCACGCCGATGCGCGGTGAGTGGAACGGGTCGGACTCGTCGGCGAAGAGCGACGTGGCCCGGTGCCACTTCCATTCGGGGCCAAGGCCGCCAACCAGGCGGGCGGCCAGTTCCGGCAGGAACGGCGCGTCAGTCGGCTTCTCGATGCGCGTGTATTCGCCGACCGGCGGGCGCTCCGCCTCCGGCTCCGAGATGAGCAGTTGGGCGCTCATGCGGCGGGCCTCGGCCAGCGCCCATTCGGCACGGCGGGCAGGGTGTCCCTGTGGGTGTGCGGTGCCTGTCGCTGGCCGAAAATGGGGAGCACGGCGCCATGATCGGCCGCGCGGCTTCCCTCTGAGGACTGCGCAGCCTGCGCCCTATTCTCAGGCTGCGTTGCGCTTGCGACTATCGCTGGTAAGCGCTTCCTCGCAGCAGGAAACACAACAGGGCCCCGGATTCTTCCGGGGCCCTGTTGTGTTTTGTGGGTCGCGCGTCTGTCGTGGGCTTTCGTTTACGCCACCGTCAGTCCATTCTCGCTCGCCATGACCGCGCCATAGATGGTCGCACCCGGCAGGAGACGCACGACCGGAGCCGTGACCGTCGTGGGCTTGGTGCTGCTGCCCACCACGACCGCTTCCACCACAATGGCTTCTTCGGAAATGATGGGGCCCGACACGCGCGCACCGCGCTCGAGCGTGATGCGTTTGCGCGAGGACAATGAGCCCGTCACCACCGCACCACTGCGCACGATGATTTCGTCGTGCGCCTTGAGCGACCCCGTGACGCGCGCGCCGTCGTTGACCACGATGGAGCCCGTCGCAATGGCCGAGCCGATGAAGGCCGAGCCCGCCGTGATAGGCAGACCACCGTCGATGCGCCAATAGGCGGGTGCCAACTGCTTGCCGTAGCTCGGCACAAAGCGCTCGTAGGCACCCGTGGGCAGCACGGGAGCTTCGGCCGTCTCCACATCGGTGACACGAATGACGCCGGCCTCGAGTCGTTCGAAGCTGACGTTCGTGCCCAATACAATCGTGCGCTCGGCGGTCGCGCGTCCGAGCAGACGACAGTCGTTGGCCACTTCGAGTCGACCCTTGGCGTGTACCCAGCGCAGAATCGTGGAGCGCTCACCGAGATACACGTCGCGCTGGCCGAGCAGCGCGCGATACACCACGCCGTTGCTGCCGCGCACCGTCAGGCGTGCCAGCACTTCGGTGGCCAGCTCACAGTCCTCGGGCAATGGTGTGCTGTCCATGAGCACGACCATGTCCTCGATGGGCTTGCGCTGCTTGACGAGTGGCGCGCCCTGCGAGTGCGAAAGTACGGGCGTACCATCGCCGAGACGCGGGGGCACCATGGTGCCGAGCAATCCCTCGCGCTGCGCACGCTTGGTGAACGAGTCGGCGAAATACGTGAGCTTGCCGGCGTCGTTGCCAACGGCGCTCAGCGGCGCCGCATCGCGCGGACGCAGCAGTTCCATGAACGCGGGCAGCAGCGGCAACGCCATCCATGCGATCAGCGCAAGCAAGAGCAGCGCGAACGCCATGCCTGGTGAGGTCGGCAT